CATATATTTTAATTCCTTTTAATAACTTTAGACTGGAGAGGTAGGGATTTCGGTAGTCACCCTACAAAAATTAATTTTATATTCAGTCGCCATTAGTTTCTCTCTAAATATAAATTATTGCGTTTACTTTCAGCGATACTGTAAAGGGCTAATTGACTATAATACCTCTTAAGAAAGTGTGTTGGACGGACAAAGGAAAGAATTTAAATTCACTCCTTCTGCCGTCCAAATACTTAATATTATAGTTTGCCTCGCCTCCACTATTCCGCCACTCTCCAGTCCAAAATTATTAATTGATGTATTAAATCTTTTCTAATGTTTGTTCCAGTTCATCTGCTTCCTTATTAAGTTTACTGGCTTCTCTTGTTTTCTGGTCAGCTTTCATTCTTAGTTTTCTTACTTCTGATTTTATTATTTGTTTTACTTTATACGACATTTTATTTTTTGTTTATTTTAATCCAAAAATTTACTAATGCTTCTTCTGGTGTTTCACCAGTTGAATAAGATTTTTTGTTTTTATATACCACCCACTCATTTTCACATCTAACTAATTTCCAAAAGTTCTCTCCACACTTCATTTGTCTTCATTGGGACAACAATCATTCCATTCTCTAACCAAATGACGCTTTTTATTTCCAGAACAAGGAGGGACAGACCAATAACCATCGCCTATTTGCGGAAATCCATTATCCTTTAATTGTTTACATAATTGATAATTCATTTTTTACTATTTTATAGTGTTTGTGTGTTACGATAACCACATTCTGGACAATATACCCATCGACAAGGTGGATTTGAAAGCAACATTGTATCTGGGCTTTCTACTTTCATTTCTGTTCCGCACTTGGGACATAAAACTCCACTATCGTATTTAGTTTCATTTTTTTTGCTATAATATTCTTATCTTTGTTTGTTGTGTTCATCTAATGTTTCCATTGTTTTATTATTTAGTTCTCTAAAAAACTGGGGGTGAGGAGTTGAACTTTGTTATACTATATTTTATTAGGAAACAATTTACGGGTCGCCTACTATCCTCGCTGATTAAAATACTCACAATTGTTGTTTAGAGCATTCTAATTAGTTTGGCTTTCGCCCCTACACTTGGGTGCGACCAAGTTTGGCTTGTAAGTGTTCAGCTTATCCTACACTTGTTTCTTCGGACTACTAATTGCTCACGGATTTCCCGACAGAGTATTCGGGCGAGCCCTCGCTTTGGTATATCTTCCACCAACTTGCCAAAGTTGGCTTGTCTTTTACCTCCACTAACTCCAACTCCCACCAATACCTTTTGTGTAAATGTAGAAGTATTTTTGCGTTTAGTATCCCTATAACATAGAGTCACCTCACAGGTGGACATTTTTGGGAGCATTACCCTCGCGTAGCCCACAACCATTTAGGTTTGCGTTTCTCTTTTCCGCCACCCCAGTTTTTTAGAGAACTATAATTGTCGTTTTACATCTTCTAATTGTTCTTCTAATTCCTTAATTTTTTCTTCTATCTCTTTAAGGTCTTCTTCTAATTGCTTAATCTTGGTATTTTTGTAAGATATTATTCTTTTGTATTCTTTGAAATTGGGCATATTAGTTTACTGATTATTTTCTTGGCGTGTTTTTCTATAACATCAAAATCTAATTTATTATATAAGAAGCTGTTAATATTTATTGTTGTCCCAGTGATACTCAATTCTTCTGGTATTTGGATTTTCATTTCATAAGATTTTTTGCCATCATTTTTGTATTCCACAATCTCGGCATAAACTTTTTCATCTTCATCGTGTGGAATTTCTCTTTGAAGAATTAGCTTTTGGTAAAAACATTCACTGTGTCTGTGTAATGGATGTGGTAGATGTTTTTTCCAAGTTTGGTTTTTTGTGAATTTTTCCATTTTTTTTGGTGTGCATTCTGAAAATAGTGTGACTTTGAGACTATAAGGCATTCTTATAGGTTAAACATACATAAGGGCGATACCTTGTTGCCCATAGATTATCGGCTTGCCAATAACCCAGTGGCTCTTTGTGTGATATTTATTGCCGCGTTTCTGTCGGCATTGCTTTCATATCCACACTTATTACATTTAAACCTTTCTTGGTTTTTACGATTAGACCGAGAGATGTATCCGCATTTTGAACACCTACGGCTTGTTTCTTTTGGGTCTATGGCTGACACAGCCACTCCTGAAAGGCGAGCCTTATATTGTATAAAATCTACCAACTGCCTAAATGACCAATTATGTAGCATTCGATTGGTTTTTTTGTTAGCTTTTATTCGTCCCCTTATTCCTGTTAAATTTTCAATAGCAACCGACCGTTTATTTTTAACTGCTATTTTTATTATCTCTTTACTAATTTTGTGATTTGTATTTTTTATCCAGTTTGCCTCTTTTTTACTTATTCTCTTTAATAGTTTATAAACATTTCCTTGTTTTATTTTTGGTTGTAATTTTTTACGGAGTTTATAATAATGGTTTCTTTTTGACTTTAATGGTTTGCCATTAAAAAATCTTGTATTCTTTCCATTCCAATCACATAATACTGCTGTCTTCGCAAGTCCTAAATCTACACCCATATATCTTTTATACTTCTTGATTTTAGGTTCTTCAATTTTAACTGACAAAAAACAAAACCAATTATTGCCTATCTTTTTTATTTTACTTTCCCTTATTTGTCCATCTGGAATTGCCTGACTTCTAAATGGTATCCAGAAATATCCTTCTCCAAAAGAAATTCCTAAATTGTTTTTATCTACTTTTAAGTTAGAAATAGATATAATTTCTTTTTTTAGAAATGGGGCATTTTTTCTTTTCTTTTTTGATGTTCTAACTAATCTAATAGCAGTATATTCTGCTAATTGTGTCATTAGTGCACCTAACCTAAATTTTTTTCTTGCTGGATAATAAAACCTTTCTTGAAGTTCTTTAATGTTTGTGCTTTCTATTTCTCGTATTTTGTCTATCCAATAATTAACACAAGCAGTTTGAGTTTTTGCTGTTTTTAATAATAATAGTTCCTTGTTTTTTCTTGGAAGATATAATTTTAGTTTTCTTGTTATTATCATATCTCCATTTTATATCAATCAATATAATATGTCAAGTAATACTACCTTCCTTCCATTGAAATCTTATTCAAAAAATTCAGTACTTTTATTTCAGAAGATTCAGAATACTGTCTTTTTCAAGAACCTCAGGTGATAAATCAATGTCAGCTTTATTTTTGTCTGTAATAAGTTTAGCCTTAGCTTTCTTAAGCACATCCTTTAGATTTATTGTATTCTCATAAAACCCAAAAAGATACTTTCTACTATGTTCCACAAAATCAGAATCACTTGAAGATATTGATTTCCCTATATTTGTTTCAGCGAAGTAAAATCTGCTTTCATTTTGGGTTGTAATAATCAATCCTAATATCTTTTGTTTTTCTTTGATTTTTGATTCGGCAACCGATACAAGATTATTGGGGTCAACCATATAGTTTTTTCCAAAATCTTCTGCTTTTTCTTTCGCCACTATTATCTTAAATGGCACTTCTGTATTGCTATCAAAGTTAAAATAGTTTACAAGAAGTATGAGTGCTTTCTTAGTTTGTTTTTTAACATAAAATAATTCGGTAGCTCCATTTTTTCCACGGGCATCTGTTATATCACCTGAAAATAATATATCTCCGCTATCTGTTCTGTAATCAGCATCCCAACCAATCTTTTTATCTTGTGAAATAACTGATAAATCTAAATCAACTACTTTACTTTTTACATTTTTCCAATTTATGCCCACTATCATATCTTTTGGAATTGTTATATAGGTGCCAGAAGGGAGGTTGCCAGTGAAGCCCTTTTCTGTGGCAGGCAAACTATAATTGACGTGTTGAGGAAGATAGATTTTCTTGCCTTTTACATTCTTGCTAACATCCTTTACAATGGAATCCAAAACTATGTTTAAGATTCTTTTAGCACTACTTTTGTTTTCAAAGGAGAAATTTTGGGCATAGCCCTTGCCATTTCGCACACGGTAAAGAATTGAATTTATGTCCTTAGTGCGGAATCGCAACGCGTATGCGAGCCTGATTTTACGAAAAGTGGACACCTTGTCTAATTCTTTATTAAGTTCTTTTTTGGTTATTCTTTCATTTCTTTTTATTTTAGCAGTGACATCGTTAAGATAGTCCACTGGCATTGGTCGATGGTATTTGACAGCCAATCTTCTCATCCTATTGATTGTAGGTTTTAGTTTTTTATTAGAGCGAAGGCTAAGCCATAATGGCTTGAATCTGTAAAAGATTGTAGACAGTCTATTTAATCCATACTTACTTTCATAATCTTTGAATAACTTGATGATATTCTTATTCTCATTTTCTTTAATCTTATCTATTAGGTCATTGCTTTTGATTAAAAGTGTTTGATTTGTTGTTTTAAAAATAACAAACCGCAAGAACTCGATTGGATTTTCTGGAAGCATTTTTAAGTGGTCATAAAGAGCTATCTTTACTTCTTTGTTTTTGATTCCATCAATATCATTTTCATCAATGCCTACAAAAACCGCCACATTCATAACATCTTTAATCGTATCCTCACCCAAAGCAATTCCTGAACCAAGTAAGTTTAATAACTTCTCTTTCAATTCTTTCTTGGTGTAGCCTTTTATAACAGTCAGTTTTATTCCATCTATATCTAAATCTGGGATTTCTAACTTTTCTTTTGGGATATAAACATAATTGCCACCGATTTTGTCTGATTTGAAATCTTTTAATCCGATGATTTTTCCGCCTAGATTATCAACATCCCATTGTCCTTCTTTTCCTTCTATGTATTCTTCTGGTTCTTCTTTGCCATAGGTTGTAAGATAGTGAGCCAATTGTTCTACTACCAGTTGTTCCATATCGGCATCTTTGATTTTACTCCAAGATTTGTGGAAGGCATTATTCATCTCCTTGGCAGTTATTCCAATGGATTTTTCCACCAATCTAATCAGGCTATTGTGGTCGGGATAGCTATAAATAACTTCAGGGGTGAAGGCAAATCCTTTTTTAATTGTCCGTTCCATCAATTTCTTGTCGGTTTTCTTTCTTTTGTTTTCTATTGGGACTGCTCGGAATAAATTGATTGTGGATTGTGTTATTGTTTTCATTTTTTTATAGTTGTGGCGGATGGTAGTAAAAGCAAAAATTTATTTGATTAGGAACCATCTGTGCCAACAAGTTATTTATTTATTTTGATTTATTAAATAATCTGCTATTTCCTTTATTCTATCTTTCAATTCTTCTATTTCATCTATTCCATCATATAAATCCTCTCTATCAAAATGACGATATTCGGAAAACCCACAATTTTTACAATTTCCGAATTCTCCTTCTTTCCATTTATCGCAAGGAATAATGTTTTTATTTATTGAAGGTGATATAGAGGGTGAAACTTTTGTTTTCATATTTTTATTTTATGTGCACCAATGTGCACTTTTATTAATGGAGGAAAGATGGGATTTGAACCCATACTGCCCGAGCCCTGTTTTATAGGAACTTGTTTTGCTCGAAAGCGATAAGTAAAATAATCGGGCGTTCTACCAATTAAACCACTTTCCTCATTAAATGGCGGGCAATAAATAATAGATTTATAGAATAGGAATTGCCTTTGCCATTTGTGAATTATTATTTAAGGCGAGTGGTAAATAAATTTTCAAGATTTGATATAGGAACCACTTTTGCCCAAGATTATTACTATATCCCATTATATACACAGAGATATTTTTGTCAACCCCTGTTCTTGTGGATAACTTTTATTTTGTTTTTGATAAAAATAATTTCTTCCACCGATAAAATGAAGCCCTGCTTTCTGTCCACTTTTCCAATCTTTTTATATCATCTGTATGTTTCTCCAATAAATCCTTGATTAGAAATAATCTCTCATCAATCTCAAGATTTTGTATAACCTCATATCTCCAATCGATGTTAGATTGTTTACTTTCAATTGCAAGAACATATGTTCGTAAATTAAGATTCTTTGAAAATGGGGCAAATGTTTTTAAGAAGCCTAATATTTCTTTATCCTCCGCCCATTCTGTGAGATACCTATGTATTTCTATATCAGATGGGCAGAAGTTCAAACAGTGTCCTCTTGACATTACTGCCCTAATATTGGGGTCTTCTGGCTTTAGTTTGTTGAGTAGTAAGATTACTTTTGCTTTTGTTTCAAATTCCCGTGGGTAATCTTTAAATAATGGTGAAGTCGTGGAATATTGCATAACCTTTTCCTCTCTGGAGTCGCAAAGGATTTTTAGCATTGTAACTAACTTGGAATTGCTAAACATTATTTCTGCCTCATCTATCATTACAAGGACATCTTTTTCTTCCTGTGTTCTTTCGTATATGAGTTGGTAGAATCTCATTGGTGTTACATGAGAATTGATGGTTAATGGTGCAAATTCTATAAGTGCATTTTCAACCTGAAAACTATTATGGATTATAATGTCGTTAACTAAGAAATTATGTGCAGAATTGTCAATTTCTAAATCATAAACTTGAATTGGTTCATTGATTAAATGTTTTTCTTTGATTTTTACCCATCGAATATTATCTTTGCTTTGCCATTTTAATTCAGATAGTAAATGGATGGCTTTTTTGAATTTTTGTAGTCTTAATTTTTTTTCAAGTTTAAGAATTTTTGAGATTGTATTGCTTGAAACGTTTTTTTGGTTTCTATATACATTCAAAACAGAGGCATATGTTTTGTTGGAAAACTTGGACATTCCATAAATAGAAACATTAATATCATCTTCGGAGAAGTTTTTAAACAAATCAAGCAATCTTTTAACTTTATTTCTACTCAAATTTCCAGTTTTACAATGAAGTTTTAATGTATTCCAATGTGTTTTTGTGAGATAAGTTAGTTCTTGAAACTTTTTTTCTGATAATGGAATTACATCCTTGTTGGTATTTATTGCTTTTTTTGATTTAACAATCTTAGTTAGTCTATCTTGTTTTCTTGTTAAATTAAATTTGATGTGCTTGTGATATTTTGCGAGAGATTCTCTATCTGTGATAACAAGTCTAAAATAAGAATTATCTGGGTAATTTTTGGCTTTTTTGTTGCTTATTTGAGAATGAACTCCAAATCGCAAAAATAAATGTTTAAGTTGTTTTATTAAGAATTCACTTGCCGATGTTACTTCAATTATATTATTTGCAACACAGCCATCTCCATCCATATATCTTGACAAACAATCAGCAATCCTTTGGTTATTCTGAGATAACACTTCATTGGGGAAAAATTTATCTTTAGATAATTTGCCATAAAGTCCTAGTCTTTTTAATTCTACCTTGAGTGGATTTGGGCATCGTTTTCCTTTGTTTGTTTTTTTCACTATTCTATAAGTATAATGATTTGTTTTATCTTGTTTCAATGTTAATTTTTTATTAAATCTTTTTATTTGATATTTAATATCTTTTACACTTTCTTTATCTCCTGAACTAAACATAGGATAATGACCAGTTAATCCTCCTTCTGCTATAAGATGTCCTAAAATCTTATTTAAACTATTAGAAATTTTGTTTTTATGTTTTATAATTGGATAAACATTGGGCACACAGATAAAATCTCCAATTTTCAATTCTGATACTGGTTGCCACCCACTGATAGTTAAGAGTGGATGCTCTGGGGTTAATCTGATTTGTCTTCCATCTTCTAATTTTAGCGACAGTGTTTTATTAACTTGTCTTTTGAAATATTTTTTTATAGGAGAATATTGTAGTCCTTTTTTATTATTAAAACATAGTGTATTATTTTCAACCATTTTCTTGCTGATTTTTGTCATTTCGCCGTTTTCTGTAATAATGTAATCATTTTTAGACATAGCTACACACTTCCCAAGTCCAGCTCTTGATACAAGTGTTACTAAGTTCATTTTCTTTTGGCTGAACGATTCAATATATTTTTGTAGGTTTTTATATTTTTCTATTTTGAGAAATTGCATTTTGTTTTTTTATTTATAATAGTTGCATCTGTTCTTTTACTAGTTCTTTTATTTTATTTCTTAATCTACTTTCGTCATAGCCACAAAATTCTTTCCAGCATTCAAACCAAAATATTTCTTTATCTGTCCATTGTAAAACATTTTTATACCATGCTAATAATCTTTTTTTAGCATATCCTAATCTTGATGGATTTTTTATATTTGTTATTAGACAGAAGAAAAAAGCATTTACCACCTTATTCATATTATAATCTTCTATCTTGTGACAATTATTTTTATATTGATAAGCATTAGCCATTTTTAGATGATACCATATTGTTTTGGGATGGAGATCGAATTTTTTTGCCAAATCCGTAATAGTCATTCCATTACGATGTAGTGCTATTATTTCTTCTTTGTCTTTTTGTGATGTTTTTCTGTTTTGTATTTTTTTGTTCATTTTGTTTGTGTTTTGTTTGTTATTTTTTAAAAGTAATAGTAATATACCAGTCTAAGATAAAAACACTACCACGGGCAGATTTAGCAATAAAAACCACCATTACATTGCTCACTACGACCCTAATATTTCCACCTCCAACACTTTCACCCCGAAATCTATGGCTGTTCGCTCGTCAGAATACCAAATATCTATTTTGTGTCCATTGCGTGGGTGTGTTCTGTCCTCCACTACGAAGATTTTATTCCCATACATTTCTGGCAATCTTATTTTTGTTCCAAATGCCAAGAAGTTGCAGGCTACTACTCCATCTCTAACTTGTGTGCCAGATGCCGTAATAAAAGGCGTTGAATCACATTGGGCGACCGTGCTCGAATATGCTGTGATAATCCTTGTTGTAGTTTTGTATGTAGGGATATATATCAGCATCAATGGGGCGGTGATATATGTTTGAGATGGAGTTGTGAGCAAATCAATCACTTCTGGCTTACTATTAAAATCCCTGAATAAATAGGATACCCACAAAAGCCACCCAATTAGGATTAGAAACCCCAGCAAAGCTAAATACCAATTATATTTTGTTGTTTTGTTCATATTTTTGTTCTTTTGTTAAAAACTTTTGCATTAAATTTTCCCAGATAGTTTTCCAACTGGCATTATTGGGCAATTTTCCTTCTATGTATTTTCCCCACTTATCAGAATGCTCCCCGCAAAACCAAAATCTTTTTTGTCCATCTGTCCATATTGCTCTTTTGTGGCATATTTGGCATCGTTTATATTTTTTCATAGTTATGTGTACCAATGTGCACTCTTATTTCTTCTTATTTATTTTTTATTTATTTAAGATAAGATGGGCAATCCACTATCCAAACAGGAGCTTTATTTGTCCTATTCGTTTTAATAGCGGATTGCCCGAATTAAACACTACACTTCATGGATTTCAAGAACGTAAGTATTTTTGCAGTGTTGACAGTACATTGTTATTTCCCTTGCCCTGAAAATCTCTTGGTCATTAAGTAAGAGAAGCCTATTCTTACAATTGGGGCAAGAAAACACATCTAAATCACTTTTAATCGGTTCACCCATTTTCATCCTTTTCATTTTTTCCACCCCCTCTTTTTTATAGTGTTTGTTTTTTTTAGGAAAGAACTATTTATTCTTTAACTTTTCAGTTTCACCCGCCAGATAATCAAGCATATCAAGAATATTATTCATTTTCCACATTGCTACATTATATATTTTATTTTCATCGATGGCAAAACAATGTTCTCGGTTTGCCACTTCTGTGTAGGAAATAAAATCCTTAAATCTTTTTATTTTATGTTTGACTTTTTCTTTTTTGGGTCTGAACATCTTTTCTGCTTCCCTCATCATTGCTATAATATCTTTTGTGCTAAAGAAATTCAGAGAATATTCTCTTAAGTTTCGTGAGGGATAACTCCTGAATTCTTGCCCATCAAATCTGAGTGTATAATGTTTTTCACCCTGCTCCATAAAAGAACTCATATACTTGCCTATTAGGTCTTTATGGCTACTAAGTTGTGATTTTACTTTGTAATATTTATTTTTTTTCATAGTTTTTTTGTTTGTGCACCAATGTGCACTTATTTATTTTGTAAGTATTTTTTCCACCACTTTTCTTATTCTATCCCTTAATTGATGCAAGAGGCCGAAGTTCCACTAATATCTCAACAAGGTCTTCAGAATTTTTCATTACCTGTGATATATCCTTATACGAACCAACCGCCTCATCTAAATTATCTCTATTTCTTATTCCATGCACTATACCTTGGTCATTTAGTATTTTCATTTCATTTTCCAATGACAATTCTTCTTTTGCTCTTGTTCTGCTCATTATTCGCCCTGCACCGTGTGGACTTGAATTGAAACTATCTGGGTTTCCTTTCCCTTTGGTAATATAAGATGGTGAACCCATACTGCCTGGAATTATCCCGATTGTATTTTTGGTTGCCAATGTAGCTCCTTTCCTATGAACCATTACATTGGAATTGAAGTGATTTTCAAGTTGAGCAAAATTATGATTGATGTTTATCATCTCACCAAATTCTATTCCTGGAAGTTTGTCATTTACTCCTAAATCCCAACCGTGAAATTCTTTTGTAAAAACTTCCATAACTCTATCCATCATTAGCTTACGATTGGCGAATGCAAACTCCACACAATAATTCATTTCTCTTAAATATGCCTGCCCTTCTTCACTATCAAGAGGAAGAAAAGCCAACTCCCATTTCTTTGGAACCGAACTATGCCATTTCTCATTCAATTCAACTGCCAACTTATTATAATGATTAGCAACTTGTAGCCCAAGATTTCTACTGCCTGAATGTATCATAATGTAAATATGATTATCATTTCCTTTTTGGATTTCGATGAAATGATTTCCGTGAGCCCCCAATGTTCCCAATTGTTTTAGTGCTGAATTATATTCCCGATTTATAATTTTGTATTTTAGTGGATTGACTGCAGGATTAAATTTTGGCATTAAACTTTCATCTTGTGCTTCTTGGTGGTGTTTTCCTAAACCTATTGGTATAACCTTTCTAACCTCTCCCATTATTTTTTTAAGAGTATCTGTATCTATTTCTTTTAAGGAAGTTTTAACAGCACATAATCCGCAAGAAATATCAGAACCAATTAGATGAGGAATTACAACCCCCTTTGTAGCTACAACAGAACCAATACTTGCCCCCCTGCCAAAATGCCCATCCGCCATCAATGCAGTATGGTGATGAATAAATGGAAGTGAACAGACTTTTTCCATTTGTTCGATACATTGTTCTTCTATTGAATTTTTTTCTGAAAATACTTTTAATGGTACTTTCATTTCTTTTGTTTTTAATACATACATAGTTATTTCTTCTATTGATGTTATTTTATTTATAGTTTAAGTTTTTTTGGTATAAATTTTTTATGACAAAAAGGACATTCAATTTGTTTTTCTAATTCTTCTTTTAGTTTTCTTTGTTCAGCTTCGGCTTTTTCTTTGGCGATTTTTCTATCTCTTTCAGCTTTTTCTTTTTCCATTTTTGCTTTTTCAATTATCGCTAATTTTTCTTTTTCTATCTTTTTTTGTTCCTCTTTGGCTTTATTTTCTATGGCTTGTTTTTCTAATTCAGCTCTTTCTCTTTCTTCCTTTGCTTTGTCTTCTATTGCTTTTCTTTTGGCTTTTTCCTTTTGCCTCTCTTTCTCAATTTCAGATTCTCTCTCTAATCTTTTTCTTTCTTTTTTTTCTGCTTCTTTTTTAAGTTTTTCATTTTCAGCTTTTATTCTTTTTTGTTCTTTCTTTTCAGCTTCTTCTCTGGCTAATTCTTCTTCTTCTAATCTCTTTTCTTCTTCAATCTTTTTCTGTTCAGCCTCCTCTTTCTGTTTATTCTCAACAAAGTGTTCTTGTCGGTCTAAATATTTTTCAATCGGAACAATAAGAGCTTTCAAAACATTAGAAATCCCGTCAATAGCTTTTCCTTCTCTTAATGATTGTTCTTTTAATTGTTTTCTGACTCTCTCTATGGCAATTCTTTTATCTCGCAAAAAAAGTCGTCCTGCTCTTGCCATTTGCATATCTGCTGTCTGTTTTTCATCTGTAACTATAATTGTTTTTGCTTTTTGTTCCCACTCAGCAGCTACTTTAAAATATTCTTGAAAATTATCTAAAAGAATACCAGCTTTTGTTTTTTCAAGACCACTTTCTTGAATCATTACCTCTAGTTCATTTGTGTATGTTTTTTTCATTATTTTATTTTATTTAATTTTTTAATCTGTTTAAGTAAATCTTCTGTTTGGTATGAATGTAAATCAAACATTCTTAAAGCACTTCCACTCATATTTTCTCTTATCGTTATAATAGCAAATTCAGCACCAGCTATGAATGCTTTTACTTGTTTTATGTTGTTCTTCTTTTTTGATATTACTTTTTCCATTATTTTATTTCTTCTATATTTTCAATTTCTATTTTTTTCTTTTCCCATTGTATCTCTTTTTCTTCTTCAAGAATAATTGCCAAAGTTTCTGCATTTTCTTTACCTATTGCTTCAACTTTCACAAAACCATATTCTATCTTTTTTACATTAACTTTGTATATGCTCATCTTTAATTGGTTATTTTACTCTTTAATATGTTTATCAATATTCTTATGACATTCAGGGCATTCTATTTTTTTTGTTTCGAGTGTTTCCTCTATACTACTGTAATTAACAATCTTATTCCCTATTAATTCTGCTTTTTGCCAACACTCAGAAAGAACATTAACTCTATTAATTTCTTTTTTACATTTTGGACATTTGAATTGATTCATAATTATTTTTCCTTTCTTAATATCTAAAATACTTTAGTAAGTCTTAATTGGTATAACCACCACCACCATCAACAGAACAATCACAATTATTACACCATAAGTATTGTTCGCCATCTCCATCAACTTCGTGCAATTTCCCCTCACCACAAGCTGGACATTTTTCCTTAATCATTTTCTTCTGTATTTTTGATAGTTTATTTTGTCTTTCTATTACTCTAATCCAATAACTATCATCTTGATTGTCGCCCATATCCAATTCTAATCTATATGGTTTAAGTTCATTGTCTATATCTTCTAGTAGTCCACTTATATCCTTCCAATCGCTCTCTCTATAATTATCAAGTTGTTTATTTGTTTTTATTTTTGTTTGTTTCATATTATAAACTCAATGTTAGATTGTATCTTACTTGTAGTTGAAATTATGATTTATCTCTTTTTTAATGCTTTCTCAAGGAAAAATAATAGCTGACTCATCTATTGTGAACTTCAAATCATTGAACGGGGGATACTAATTTTTTTAGGCTATTACTAACCCCATTCACCGATCCCCGCACTATTATTTTTGCCTTAAGAAAGGATACAACCCCGCTAGGCTACCATATTAGCATTGCCTTTACTATATTGCTCAGGGAGAGTTGTAAGTTGCCCGTGTGCACCAATGTTCACACAATTTATTTACTATTTTCAGCCAGTTTTACTGCATCTATAATAGACCAAACTAAAACAGCAATACCAGGAAGCACTAAGCAAAATATACCAATTACATATCCGATAAATAATAGCACACCTCTACCAGTTCTTCCACAATAAATCTGTCCCAAACCAGGCATTAGGAAACTTAATATACCAGCCAATGTTTTATCTTTTTTCATTATATTCACCTCCTTTTTTATGGGTTGTCTTTTTTGTTTTTTGTCTTATTATTTTTTGTAATCCAAAAACACCTTTCCCCGAAACCCCCATTTTGGGCTTTCTTTTTTTCTCTCTGGTTTTTGCTTTTTTATTTGCTTTTTCTTCCATTCTTCCTATATTTATTTTATAGTCATCTGATTTTTTAATTTCTTTCAATAGCATCATAACTGCTTTTTCTGGAGTATTTGGTCCGATTTTATCCCATTTAACATCGGTTGTATTATAATCTTTACCATTACAAAACACACTAGTCCACCAATAGCCCTCTGTTTCACCCAATTTAAATCCTCCCACTATTCCTGTATTTTTATTTTGTAAAGAGTAAATTTCTTTTATAAGTTGTGATAAGTTCTTTTTCATATATTTATTTTATTAAATTTATATCTATTGTAAATTTACCTCTTTTACTATCATTCACCTCGTAATATACTCCGATTTGTTTTGGCTTTCCAATAATAAGTTTTACATCTCCATCAGCATTAAAGGCATTTTTGATAAAATTACACAACTCTGTTCGTTGTTGCTGTTCACTTTTTTTAGCTTCTAATTCCTCTGATTGTTTCATTGGCAACATCTCTCCGTCTTTTTTTTTATCACTTATTGCTAATATTTTCATATATTTATTTTACTAAAATCTTCTCTAAATCTTCTAATGATTGAGTTCCTATCCATTCGTTGTAATGGTCGGGTAAGTCGTCATCTAAAATTTCTGGTGCTATTTCTTTACTGTGATATTCTGTCAATACCTCATTGTTTTCAATAGCAAATCTATCTCTTTTGTTCTCTTCTTTTATGGTCATATATTTATTTTACTAAAATCTTATTAAGGAAATCAATTGATATTTCTGTTTTATTCATAATATTCCTTTTTGTAAATTAAGTTCTGCTTAACTTAATCATATTTGTTCATATTTTTTTATTCATAATTAAAATAATCATCAATTTGCTTAATCCCCATTTGTTCCATTTTATTCATCCGTTCCCAACCATCCTGATTTTCTCTCTCAAAATCATCTTGGGCTTCTTGCATCTCCATCCATTCTCTTTCACTAACACTAAGGTAAATCTGTATATTATTTTCCCAAATTTCTTTTGCTAATTCAATAATCTCATCCTTGCTCAAAAGTGGTTCAAGACCATCATATTTTTCACCAGTTTGTTCTTCGGCATATTCTACTAAATCAGACCAATTGGCTTTTAGAAATGATTTGAAGTTTTTTACTTTGTAGTTTAGTTTGTTTGTATCTATTTTCATTTTGTATTAATTATTAATGTCTATACATTGTAAATGCCTTGTTATCGCAAGATACTAATTTTTTAATAGTATCATTATCGTGAACCTTACTACCCATTCGTTTTATCCATTCAAAATCTGGATTGATAGAACAATAAATAGCCCAATCGTGGATACCACCTCTAACAGCAACCCAGTGTAATTGTGTGCCAGTATTTGCTATATTAATACCATCAGGCGAATCAATGCTTTGCCCTTTGGCAAAAATAGTGCCTGATTCCATTTTTTTTAGTTTTTTAATTGTAAGCATATTTTATAGTTTATTGGGTAGTTTCTCATGTCTTTTATTATGTTCTTTTCTTGTTAATATTTCCATATTATGTACTTCTTGGTCTATATTGCCATTAGCCCCACAATTTAAGCATTGCCCACCACTTGTCATTTCGGCATCACAACATAATGATTTTTTTAGTATAACCTTTTTTCTATTTGGTTTGCTTTTCATAAATTTATCATCAAATGGGACAAACATTGAAGTCATTGTATGATTGCTTGGGTTAAGACATTGATATAACCAACCACTTGGTACTCTTATAATATAATATTCAAAAACTCCATCTATCTTTATCTGTTCATGAAGTTTTAAATCATAAATTGTTTTTTCTTTTTTACTCATAAGTTCTTATCCTTTAATAGTTTATAGATTTTATATCTTATTTCAGCAATATCGTTCCATTCTAAATGTCCATCATCATAGGGTATTGTTTCAAAAATCTTTTTAATTAACCCAATTGGCTCATACTTGTTCATTATGAAATTATAGCATTTTTGACATATATCAGTATAGTCATATTCTACAGATGGTTTAAAATCTTTATTACAATATTTACAGTGATTCATTCTTTTACTTTCTATCTCCTTTTGGCATTTTTTACAAACATAGCTATCCATATCTAATTCATTCTCTCTAGTTTGGACAGAAAATTTTTCGGGAATATTATCTTCCAATACAAACTTTTTCCCGCCACAAACTGAACATTTTGCTTTTAAATATTTTTTCATTGATTTTGTTTTAATCTGGCGATGAAGAATTTGCCTCTCTTGCTATCATTCAATTCAATAATGCCATCAATCTGACAGTTTTGTTTATCCATTCTTAGGATAATATCTCCATCTACACAGAATGTTTGTTTATAGAAATCCAAAATTTCTTTTTTCTTTTGTTTAAAAGTTTTTTCTTTTTTCATAATTATTTTCTCATTTTATTTTATTTCCACATATTCCATTGCTGTTCGTAATAAGTGATCATAATCTCCCTTAACTGCTTCTTCCATAAATTCTTTTGCCTCCTTATCCATACCTGCCTTTTTAAGAGCTTTATTTACACTACCTAATATAAAGAAAGCATTACCATCTTGACCTAATAATTTGACTACTGGTTTTTGTTTTTTTGTTGACATATTATTTTTCTTTTAACTTATTCCAAATCATAATTTGATTAAAAATTACCCAATGTATCATTGCTGGTATATTCCCTTGTTTCATTAATTTTTTTAGGTTTGCTTTGTGTTTTATAATTTCATCCATTCTTTCTTGCACAAATATCTCCATTGGGGGTCTCAAAAAAACAGTTTTTACAGCTATCTGTATATCTCTTGTATCTTTAATTATATTTTTCATAGTTTTTAATTAAGAACAAACAGTTCCAGCACAGGGATTATTACTACACCCAAACACAGATGCCCTGATTTATTACACAAATGTCTTTAAATCAATAATGGCTTGTTTGAATTCAGATATAATAATCTGAAATTACAAATATTAAATACTGGTTAAACATAATAAAGCTCCATTGTGCCAGAATTATTTGCTCTTAATTGTTAATGTTTAGATATTTTCGAAATTATGAACTATACTGCCACAATCAGGGCAAAGAACCTGAGTATCATTTTCCTCTGTGTCATTTTTTATATATTTTTTCCATACATTATCCCACACAAGCCAATCTTTGCCATGAAACAATAGCTCTACTTCATCTAATTCTTTTTTACAATTTTTACAATAATATTTTTCTTTTTTCATATCTTTATTATTTAATCTTATTATATCTCATTATATATACCACTATCTTTTTGTCAACCCTTGCTCTTGTGGATAACTTTTTTAATCTTAATTGCTAATTTATTTTGTTAATTAGTATATACAATTAAATCCAAATTGTTTTAATTGCAACTGTTCAATCGCTTGCTCTGCTTTATGCTTACCATATTCGTTATTAATTTTGTTTAATGTGCAATGAATAATTAATACAGTAAATGGATTTTTATGTTTAATTTGTTTTTTAATTATTATATGTAATTGTTTGTAACATTTTGGCATAGCCATTGTATTCACCTCCTTTCTTTTTTAACCGACATAATAGGAGATTGGACAATTCGCTGGGCTTATCCAATCCCTTATACAACGATTAACTAAAAGCTACTACACTACACACAATTGCCCAAAGAATAGTTATATATATTAGTTTCATAATTTTTAAAGAGTCAGCGACCTCTTGATTAACTACCTCTATATTATCAGAAGACTAAAACCCTTATATTACTTTATCAATTTCTTTATCCCACTTTTTACTTAACTTTATCAATATAAACCGTAACGCTTCCAAAGATACTGACATTCTAGATGCTTCAACTGGCAACTCATTCATCCACCTAACTAATTCAGCATAACAATTACTCGAACCACCATCAATCCCTTTTTTAAAGATTTGTTCCAAAATATATTTTTGTTGTTTTAGAGTCATAATATGTTCACCTCACTTTCTTATTAGCTTTTCATCAATGCTTACCAGTAAAGATTGATAGGCATCGTCAACAGCTAATTATAATTGTTCTTTAATTTCATTCCTTAACCGTTCAACAACTCCCGCCCAGTAAGATAATCCTTTCATATCAATTAAAGCATTCGGTTCGTCTATTAATGTTTTCACATTTGTTTTTGCTGTTTCTAAGTCCTTAATTAAATCTTTAGTTTTGTTCATAATTTATTCACCTCCCCTCTTTATTGAATACAATCGGATACAATCGGATATAGTCAATATATCTGATTATTTCTTTATTTTTAGTATCTCTTTTACTAATAAGTCGGTTGCCTTGTCATACTCCTTATATCCAGCACTTGCAAGATAATCCCATTTACCCCCCATTTTATATGGTAAATCTCCATTCCAACTAATACATCCATCCTTACCATTGATTATAATCTGGTCTGAATTACGATGTTCATATACACAGAAAGTTTTTGAATTATTAAGATATTTGTCATTTTTCCAACTTGGATAAAAAGTCAAACCCACCTCTCGGCAATTAGTAAAACATCCCACATAGATGGTATATCCATTTATTTCTTTTCTTCTTTTTAATCTTTTTAGAATCTCAAAAGAAATTTTAAGTCCATTTGTAATCTCAATTTTGGCATATTTTCTTTTGTTCATAATTTATCACCTCCTTTCATTAATTTAATTGCTATCTTGTAAAATTCTTCATTGAGTGTGAATGTCAATAAAGAATTCTATAAGAAATCAATTATTGTGGATTGTCTGGATTGTAGTGACGAGAATTAATTAAAATATTTATGATTTTACTGGCTTCATTTTTTCTTTCTTTAATTGATTTTTCACCAGGTGTATGTTCTGTATCTATAAAATCATCTAGATAATTTAATTCCTTATACAATAAATTTTCTAAAAGAATTGTATTATCTAATGACATTTTGACTTCTAATAATTGTTCCATAATTATTCACCTCCTTTTTTATATTATTCTCTTACCAAAAGCCATTAAAGATTAACGACTTTCAGCAATAGTATAATTTTGTAATAGTAGTAGTTTAGGATACTATTATTGACAAAAATTGTTAGTTATTAGTACAATCTATAACATCTAATGGATGAAAAATAATTTTCTCTCCACATTTCATATCTAAACCAAGGGGCTTATTATCAAGTTCACCTTCCCACTTTTCTCCACTTTCGTTTTTAGTCAACTTAACCCACATTCTCTCGCCATTTTCATTGTCTTTATCAGTAAATATTAATTTAACATTATCACCTATCTTTAGTGATGATAATTCTCTCCTTGATGGCATTTCAAAACTATCAAGGAAAGGTGGTCTTTTAATTATATAATTCATATTTTATTTTTAAAGTTCCCTAAACAAAACCCTTAATTTATTGCTTTAATTTACAACCTTAATTAGTGTTCTTAATTTGTATTCCCAATTGGTTATTATAATTTATATTACCAATTCATTCTTAATGTCAGCAATTGTTTTGACTTCTTTTACATTGACATCTATATATTCCCATTGCTCTTTGTAATCTGATTTTACAATTCGTTTTGCTTCTTTTTCTGCTTCTTTTTGATTTTTTGCATTGAGCATAAAAGTATAATATGGGTATCCCTCGCCAATGTCTGCTTTGATTAAATAGTTTTTCATTGTTTGTCATCTCCTTTCATTGTTTGTTATTTGCTTGTTTTAATCTTTTGTAATATCAAAATTGTAAATTTCTGATAAAACAAATTGCCCTTCTTCTGTATCTTCTGTTAGATATTCATTGGTTGAGATAGATGATATAATATATTCATCATTCAATGAAAATAGATATTTCAAATCATCTTTCATTATTTCTTTGTCTTTTGTGGCTTCGCTAATCCAATTCACCAAGTGGTCAATTTGGTCTTCTCTTGTAATGATAACATAATCAACTTTTTCTTCTTGAAAGATTTTGTCATTAATTATTTTATCATTTATTTTATTTACTCCATTAATTTTATATTTCATTGTTATTCACCTCCTTTCAATTTTAATGTTTAATTTGTATTGTTAATTTGTGCACCAATGTGCACACTTTCAATTGATATTCAAATATTTTCAATTGAGAAACTTTATTTTTTCCAATTGAAAAAGCCCGCTAATTATTATTTACATCGTTCTTGCATGGCAAGTTGTTAAATGCATTAACAATGTATATTATCAACGGGCTCAATGCGTGGGCTATGAATAGCCGAACCATTAAGGCGGTTTTGGGCTTTATTTAGGCAGTTTTTGGGCTTTTAACGCTGTCTGGAGTCCTTTAGTGTGTCGTTTTATGTCTTGATTTGTTGTTTTACTATGCAACCATTCTAAACCTTTCAACCATTCTTCTGACATTGCTATCTTTTTTCTGGCTGTTCTGTCTTGTTCTTTCTTTTCAATTGCCTCAACATTTAGCCATCCAAAAAGTTTAAGCATTGGAATCCAATGGTCATCGTCAAAATCATATCCAGCACTCGGAATAAAGAGACAAGCCAATGTGTCATCTGTCGGCTCAACAACCCCAATTCTTAATTTGTATAATTCGTCAATGCTATCCATTATCTTTTCAGAATCCACTCGGTCTTTTGCTTCAAAAATAGTATTCCACATTGGATACCATCCTCGTTCTGACCAAAATTCGTCAATTTCATTCTGATATAATTCTTGCAACCAATCTCTAAACCCCTCTTGGTTATCTGGATAACTATTTTCAATGTGATAGTCATCATTTCTTCCTTGGTGAAATTCTATTCTCAATTCTTCTTCATCTTGATTGTCTACCCATTCATTAAGGATTGTCTCTTTACTTGGTTTTTGTATAAGTTCATTAAGAATATCCTCTCCAATGGCTTTTTTGAACAACCCTAGTCCAATTGAATTAAAACTTCTATCAAACAATTGATTGGTTTTACTATAAACTGCCTCACTATATTTACTCATAATTGTAAAAGAACCAATTACTTGCCAGAATTAGCTCTGACTGAGGAATAAACTCCTCACCATTGCCACTAAATTATTTTAGTAGCAATTCGTGAATAGTTAATAGATAATTAATTCTTAAATAGTCATTGATACTTAAGAATTTAATCCATTGATAATCCATATTTCTCTGAAAATACAATACTAAATTGAACGCCACCATTGTATCTTTCCATTTGAATTGCTTTCAGAAGGTCTTTAACTGTTTTGATTTCCATTCTTACTGTCAATTGTTTATACCCGCAAAAATCCTTTCCTTCTTTTAGTTTTAATTTGTAATTGTTTAGATATTCTTTTAATTTATCTTTGTAATATGGCTCTTTAATATCTTTCAATCGCATAAATCTTTTCCTTCCATTTTCTTTATCCTCCAATGCAATATAAATACTAATTTGATGAAAATCATCAAAAATCTTTTCTAATGGCTTTGCTCTCTTAATTAGATTGGCATATTTCTTTAATCCCCTTTGTGTTATATCCATATAACAATCAACTAAATTTTTGTAATTGTTACCAGAATGTTTTACTCCTTTTATTTCCAAACAGTGTCCAGCTATCAATCCAACCCATTCTGTAATCTTGTGCCAAATTGAATATGTCCATCCAAAACTTAAAATATTCCAACTTCTTGCTCTTTTTCTTCCCTCATAGCAATTGTTGCTTCCAATTTCGTTTAGAACTAAATAATCCTTATCATATCCTTTTTCATTGCCAAGCTTATCTTCATTGATAAAATATGCTTTTTGTCTATAATCAATTTCATAACTCATAATTTTGAAAGAACCAACCAATGACAATTGGCTTAGTTAAGAGATAAATAATCTCAATCCATTACTTTAGATATCAATGGAATACTAAAGTAATGTCAGAAATCATTTGATTATTTACTTATTTTGTGCTTAATATGTCGTTCTGTGTTGCTCTCTGTGTCGTTTTCCTCCCTCTGTGGCTTGTTTATATGCTAAGGTAGTAGTTTATTATGGCTTCCAATATAAATCTATATAATCGTAATACCAATCACATATACCACTCATTGCAATAATTTCTGCAAGTGGAGATGTTAGTAACATAATCATTGCTCCAGTAAGGGTGATTGCAAACAAAAACACAAATGCATTTTTATACGAATTGGTTATTAATCTGCAATAATACAAGTCAATTGTAAATACTATTAATGTTAGAATTGTTATTTTCATAGTTATTTTTATTAATTAGCAACTCATTACTACTGGCAATAACCAATTGTCAGTAGCTATCAATGTCTAATCATTTCTTTTTCTTTTTTTCTTTTTTCCATCCTATTCCATTATCAATTCCATTGCATTTTGGGCAACCAATAGAATCTCCTAATTTCCAAGTTGTTTTACATTCATCGCATTCCAATTCTGTATTTGGATCTTCACTCCATCTTTTTCTACCCATAAATTATCACCTCCTTTCTAATTGGCAATTTATTGCTACTGGCAACTAATAACTGTCAGTAGTTACCAATGACTAATCATCTTTTTTTATTTCTTCAACATCAACCATATTCCAATTAATATCTTCGGCAGTTAATTGGGCTTCTTCTTCGTTTTCTGCTTCTACCTCATAAGAGTATTTATGTATTGTTACTTTATATTTTTTCATTAATTGTCACCTCCCTTCATAATTGATTTTTTATTTTATCCAAAACTTCCACCAATGTTTTTTCTTGTAATATCCGCAATTACCATCTTTGTTCATTTCAATGTCTTTTTCCATTTTACCCATATAATCTTGATAAATTATATTTGGGTAATTGGGATTTGATTTATCCGTTTCGTAGTGTGGAGCTTTAATCCAACATTCTGGATAGAAAAAGCCGATTCTATAATACTTGCAGTTTTTACAATGTAATTTTTTCATTATTATTTCCATTCATTGATTTTTTGCCTAAAATAACAAATGTAGTTTTAATTACTTCTTTTACTTCTTTCTCTGATAATTTCATTTTAGCACCATTGTCTGTTGTTTTTTTTACCAACTTACCCAATTCATCTACAAATTTTTCACCTAATTGTTTTTGTTTCTTTTGTATTATTGTCAATTGTGTTCACCTCCTTTCTTATTTATTTAATGTAGGAATATTAAATTCACTAATTGGTTTTTCCCCACAATGTAAATCACGCTCAATCCCTAATCCATATCCAACTTCAAGATTTTCCAATTCTTCTAACGAAAAACTACCCCACTCATCGCAATGGTCACCGAATAAGCTAGCATAACCAAAGAATATTTTTGTTTCTGGATTGTATTCGGTCGCAAACCAAGACTGACCACCACAAGGATTGAAAAACTTGGCTACAACAATTGGGTCTTTTTTATCATCTTGACTACCAATTGTTTTAAATCTTTTTTCAATTGCTTTTGTCATTAATTTCATAATTGTCACCTCCTCTCAATTTAAACTTTCTATGTTGCCAATTGTTATTTACAACTGGCAATAACAGAGTTTAAAGATTGAAATGTGAAGCCCATTGGTCTAATTCCTCTAATCTTTCTCTAATTTCAATGTCTTTGTTATTTTGCCCATAATGGTTATATCCCTTTTTGACCAATTTACAGGTTAAAACAAACAATTCTTTTTGACCAAAATTCTCCCATATTCCCCCTTTCTTTTTTGCTTTTTCAATCATTTTCTCTTTGAAATTTTTTAATGTAATCATAATTGTCACCTCCTTTTATAAACTTTTTTTAAGTTCCTCAACAATGTAATCCATTGCATTATCTTGCTCAATTGTATTTTCTAAATCCAATTCACAAATATAATCAGTTAACACTACCCTAACTTGACCAATGACATCATCTAAATCTTGTTCAATTTGGTCTTTTAATATTTTTTTCATTGTTTTTCACCTCCCATCTTTAATTACTTAAGTCCTAAATCAATGACACGATCGCATCCCTGAATACAATCGTGTCATCTGTTTAAGATTTAACAATCTTGATTTTTTTTCCACTTTTAACATACTTTTTAATTAGTTTTTTCCCTTCTGTCACCCAGCATTGCTTTTCGTAGTCGTAACCTAAAATCAATCTGCCATAGGGTTTAACAGATTGATTAAAAACAAGAATTGTACCATCTTTTTGAATGTAAAAATCTGGTGATGTTCTCATAATTAGTCCTCCATAATTGTTTCGTTAATTATATTTCTAATTTCATTGTCAGCTCCTTCCCATGTGTCCCATAAAATAGAGGGTAATTTTTCAATTACTGTTCCCTTAATATCTTCATCATCATTTTTCATTGCTTCTCTTGTTAATTGACGAACCAATTTAATATTTTTCTTACCTATTGTTCGCATTTAATTGTTAAGTTACAGGGATACTTTGTTTACCCATTCAATGTATATGCTGTGCACCAATGTGCATAAGAACATACATTGAATGACTAAATGATTTTTCTGTTTTGCTTTATGTTTTGCCTTGCTTTGCTTTGCTTGCTCTCTTATCGGCTCATTTTGGGGCGTTTGGGGCTTGTTTTGGCGTTTCTGTGGCTCTTTTTTACTGTTTATTATATTCTATCACAACCCTCAAAATCTGTCCTGTGGATAACTTTTTGTCAGCAATTAATAACAATAACAAGTTAGATAATTAATTAGTATCGGATAATCAATTATCTAACTAATATTGCAATTACTTTTCGTATTCTTTTATTTTTTCCCATAGTTCCTTATCGTATATTTCATCCCATTGCATGTCTTCTTTAAAACATCTTCCACCGCCCACGCATTCAATCTCAAATGCTTTTTCCTCTCCCAATTTCTCTTTCAATTCCTCTCCATAACTTGATGAATGACTCCTATCAATTACGCCTTCCTCTCCATCTGTATTTCTTACAAATTCAATCCAATCATCAAGCCCATCTTCTGTTTGTCCATCTTCAATTGCACCTTTCCAAAACTCTCTCATATTCTCTGGATCAAAATAACTTTCTACCCTTTCATTGTATTCATCCTCATCCATTGGAGACATTACACTCCCTGTGGCTCCTTTGAATTTTTTTGTCTCAAAAAACAGATAATCAAGAAAATAGTATTCATTGTCTATTCTCCCAATTAATATGCCATACTTAATTTCTTTCCTCATAATTGTTAAAGTGCCGATACTCACCAATTAAACTCTCAATTGATAATACAATAAGCCATCCAATTGTATTATCTATAAAAATTCAATGTTATTTTTTATGATTTATTACTTGATATACTTTCCCATAATCATTGTCATTTCTGTTCTGGCTTCTGGCATACCAAATACCATCCTCATTGCCTTCCCATATAACAAATCCCTTTTTAATAGCTGTATTGTAATTGATTTTGTCTATTTTCATTGATTTATCACCTCCACTTCTGGTTTACCACTTTGTTTTGTATAATATTTTTTAACTGGCTTTAATGTCGTTCCGCACAATTTACAAACATCTGAATTATACAATGCTTTATCTAATGTTCCTCCATTGCATTTTGGATTTGGGCAACGAACTTCATCTCCATTGCTATAAACCTTTTTTGGCTTACCATTGAGCCACATTCTAATTGTTGGTGCTTTTTTCATATCATAACCTCCTTTTTTACTCTTTCATTATAACACAGAAAAATGATTTTTCCCTGTGGATAACTTTTGGCTTTCAATTGGATATTATTTGTGCACCATTGGTGCACTCATTTTTGCCGCCCAATTAAACTCCCTACAAAAAGCAAACAAAATTGTATCGTATAGCATTAAATACATTGAGAAGGGTGGGGACAGTCATCCCCACATTCTCCCCGAATAGTTTTAATTGGAGAATGTTTCGACAGCTTCCTTCCATTGTTTGCTCTTTGTAGAGAATTAAATAATTCCCTTATGTTTGCCAACCAAATCAATTAACCTAGTATAATTTATTGATTGGCAACACATAAACTAATTATAATTCCACCCCATCCAATGCTTTATCTAATAATTCGGTATTCAATTCTCCCATCATTTCAATCGCTTTCTTCATTACTGCCATAAACTCATTGGCGAACTCAGTATTTTGATTTCCATAAGCACCCCAATTGATTGTCCATCTTTCATTAAGAAGGTATAAATCAATTTTTACCAATGGAGCTTTATTAACATCGGGTAGTGTGTATAATTGGATACTGGTATCAAATTTATCCACTTTAATATCATATTTCATTGATTTTACTAGGTATTAAGAACTTAATTTTATACCCCAATTTTACCATTCTATCAAGTTGTCAATTGTCCACCCATTTTCAATTAATATAAACAATTCAGTTATATTAAATAGCTATTTCAAATAATCAATCAGCAAGTAATAATCAATGTAATTTGCCGCCCATTTTATAAAACTCCCCAATCGTAATCATCAACATATCTAATAGCAATGTCATCTCCTCGCTTTAATGCTAATACCGATTGCTCAAAACTTCTTCCTGTCCCTTTCAATTCCTTGGTTTTGCCACCCATTTCAATCATAATCCCTTCCCCTATATAACTACTCCTCAAGAACTTACAATGGATTATAATGCTTTTCTTCATTGCTCTTCTGAACTTTCTTTTTTTGTTTTTTCGTTCTTGTTCTCTTTTTCTATCCTCACCCTCTAAATCTTCACCCAAACACTCCCCCATCCCCTCATACCCCAAAACGCCAAGCATATTATCGTTTAATCCTGTAAACATCATTATATCGCCATTTTTAGCCCTTCCTGCCCTCTTTTTAATGGTTATCTTGGGTATTTTAGACCCTAATAATCCAATTATCCGCTTAACTGTGCCAACTTGCAATCGGTTATCATATAAGAAATCAGATATATCACTCCTTAGCAATTGATTTTTATATTCTATCTCCGATTGAAATGGAATATCCGATATTTCCATTTCCGATCGCCTCCCGAACTCCTTAAATATTTTTATTTTCATTGTTTTTATGCAGATTAGCAATTTTTCAATTGGCTTACATAAGCCATTCAATTATTGGCTTGATATAACCCCACAAAATTGGACACCAATGGCTTAACTGTGCCATTGATTTGTCCAGATAATTGCAAAAAACTTAAAATTCATCAAAAACAATGCAATTATCTTTTATTTTTGAAGTATAAAATTAAACAATGGCTTAGCAAAGCCAATTGACTGTTGTTATTTTTATACTTTACGGAAGCAATTACATTAAAAGCAATTGAAAATTGCTTTCCTTATTACTTACCGATTACCAACCTGCTGATTGATTATTCTATTATCAATGAACGCCTATCTGTTTATCTCTCGCTCTCCTGTGTTATAACTTTATTATAACATAGAAAATAAATATCTCCCTGTGGATAACTTTCGGCATTCAATTACATGTCATTAATTACTCAATTTGCCAGTCGCCTACAATTTACACCGACAATTCAATTCCATGTTTATTTAACAATCCCCTCGCTCTCTCAATGTCCAATTCCTTTTGCTCTTTTTCTGCCTTATCGTTAATTGATTTTAGCATTTTATCTGCCTCGTCTTTCATTACATTGTTTAAATCCGTATAATCGTCAATTGATCTGTTTGCCATAAACCTCTCAAAAAACAATTGAGTATTCTCTGGCTCTTCAAAATATGTCTGGAAAAATCCGAATTGATTATAATGTGCAATGTAGCCACAATGTAAATGCAGATGCTCGTACAATCGTTTTGTAAAATGTCGGAATAGAATTGGGATTGTATTCCCATATTTGTCCTGCTCAACCTCTCCTTTGCTAATTGCTAAATGCTTCAGAAAAGCAATCCAATTCTTTAAAACCAATTGCTTTTCTTTAACTGTCATGAACTCAACTTCCTTAAATTGATATTTTATCATAATTGTATCTTTCTCGAACCGCTAATTGAATAATTAGCGACTGGCATAAGCGACTCGCAAATTAAGTAATTATCCCCTCATCCGACCAATTGCTATTGTTATTTTTAATTGCTGTTTGGGAAGTATTCCTTAATAAATTTCCCCCAACAATTGTCACAATACTCATTTGAAAATTCATTATTACAATTAACCATATCATCCAATTGAACTCCACAATCCTCACAGAATTTTCCTTTGTTTATAAGACTAGCTTCAATTGCTCTAACCTCTTCTGGATAATCAATTGTAAATCCAATATCCATGATAATTTCTTTTAATTGCTTATCTAACATAATTATATCCTTTCTTCAGCCACCAATTAATTATTAATAACAATTGATCTGGCAACTGATCGGATAAGGTGATTTATCTATTTAATTGACAATGTGCTTCTTAACTCCTCATTCTTGCCACCAATTGATTACTCTAATTACTTAGTGGCAATATTAAAAGTTAATTGGAAACGGAAATATTCGATATTTCGTTTCAATTGACCCCGCAAAATTCCCTACATTCTTCAATTGACATCTCATCGCCTCCGCAATCGCTGATAAAATCTTCTAAATTATTATGATATTCTGCTGCCATCTCAATTGCTTCTTTCTCACCATATCCCTTACAATCCACCATTACATTGATAAAGTTTTCTTTTGTGTTCAATTGTTTTTTCATAATTTATCACCTCCTTTTTTATTTTTATTATAACACGAAAAACAGATTTTCTCCTGTGGATAACCTTTATGTTCAATTGTGCACCTGTGTGCACCAATTAGGAAATAGCTTTAATTATCTTTGTTTAGCTAATTATTAATTGATTAATAACTTGATAAACAAAACAATTAGAAATGAAATATCAAATATTTCTATTTCAATTGATTTTTGGCTTTAATTATGCTATTTAATTGCTTAATTTGCTTCTTTAATTGTATTTTTTAATTTGTTCCTTTAATTAGGATCTTCCCTTTTTCATAATCCAATTGTTTTCTGTGAAACTTCAAAAATCTGTGAAACTCTGTGAAACACCCAGGCTCTAAAATATGCGATTGAATAACTGCCCCCAATCCAAAAAATACATTTTTGCAAATGTTTTTTATTTCTTATTATATCCCGCCAACCCGCCGCCGTTATCTGTAAAGATAATCGGATATATTATAACTCAACAGGTTCCCACTTCAAGAAGAAAGTACTTCCCTGTCTTTTGATAGCTCTTTTTTTTATCCCTAACACCGTCAAGACGGTATTAATAGCGGTCAAATCCCCGTTGCTATGTCCTGCCTTTCTACTCGTTGGCAACTCTAATATTTCGGCTTCTTTTTTAACTACTCGTAAAATAGGCGTCCCGTAGTGTGATAGCGTTAGCGTTCCTTCTTTGCTTATATTTCCCTCAAATCTTGGTTTTTCTGGGTTTCCATTATATAAAACAGAAGACGCTTCTTTATGTTGTCGGTAGTTTTTAATGTGGCTTGTTAGCTGTCCCGCAAGTGATAAATCACGAACTGCAAAAGTTTTTTGTTTTTTGTTTTTACTCATTTTTTTATAATAGTCATTAAAAAATTAATAAACTGATAACGGCGGATCGGCGGACTAACGGGATATAATAAGATAACAGGACGAAACGGCAAGCGATCAAATACTAATAAATAACTGCATAAACTTGAAAGAATAACCACTTAATAACTACACCATAAAACCAAACACAAACCCCCGCCGATACAAATATAACTACAACCCCGATTTTCTTTTTTGTTTTTAACTTCATAATAACCCCACTTCCTCATTTAGTTTTAAAAACTCTATCGCCTCGTCTGTGCTTAGATATTCCGTAAGGGTTATTGTCTTGACTTCTGGGTGTTTAATGGTCATATATTTTCTATATGCTTTCTTTTCTAACTCTTCAAATCTCTTGACTTTTTTTAACAAAACCTTTGGCTTAAAATGTTTTAACATAATCTTATAAACTAAAAAGCAATAAATATTTTTTGATAACTTGCCGTTGCTTTTTAGTTTTGTTTTAACTTGGTCGCTTATCGTTCCGCCCTGTTTTTTTATATTGTCAAGGTTCTCTGTTTTTGGAGTATATCAGACCCCCGTCCCATTACTGCTTATTATAGCATTTTAAAAAATACAACACAAGCAAAGTTATCCACAGGCAAAACTCTTTTATGTCAAGCACATAATAACTTTACTTTGTCAATAGAATATAATCAAATCAAAACAAGCCCGAACTAATAAACCTTGACAGTTTATCTTTAATATTGTGAAACATTTGTGAAACTATCGCTTGTTTTATTGTTTGTTGTTGTGTTTGTTTGTTGTTTGTTGTGAAACTTCTTTTTTTTTATTTATTTATGTTTGTTGTAGAACTTTAACAGATAACCATTTATTCAAAACAAACCAAGAAAAAAAAACAAAAGACAAAAAGAACGCCTCCCCACCATCATTCCCGACTGAGAAAAATTCCACAGATTCGCCTCTTTACAATAATAAAAAAACAAGGTATAGTATTAAACCACTTACCTTGTCTTTCTACTGAAAATTTTTTCTCAAAAACGCCTGATTTATAGTATTTTAATCAATAAATCCATAGCTTTTATAAAGTCCTTTACTGTTTTAAGATTTAATATTTTTTTATTACTCAATCTCTTAACTATTAAGAATGCTCGTTTATATTGTTTTCTATGACAATTTGTTTTAGAATGGCAACTTCTACATAATGTAATCAAATTATATGGATTACAATTCTTTTTATTGTAATCTATATGATGAACATCAAAAATTTGATTATTTTGTTGTTTTATACCACATAAATGACAAGTATATTTATCTCTTTTCCGAATCGATAATCTGAAAATATTTGTCCAATCTGTGGTATATGGCTTAAAAGACCTACCATCTATCCAAAAATTACATTTTTCTCCCAAATTCGCTTCTCTTATTTTTTGTTTAGTTTTTTCAGATAATTTTATTCCCACTCTTGCCTCACTTAATTTTCTTTTATGTTTTTTTGATTTTGGTCCTTTAAGTTTCTTTCTAATATCTTTTCTTTTAGTTGCACAGTTTTTACTCATTTTCCTTTTAGTTGCTTCTGGATTCTTAAACCAACCATTTTGTCTTCTAGTTTCTATTCTTTTTTGAATAGTCTTTTTTGTAAGCTTATTTCCCAATGCATTTTGTCTACCCAACATACCTTGTCTTTGTTTTTCTTTAGTTGTCATTGAGGTTTTTTATCTATTTAGTATAGTCCAATTTTATAATATTTTAATAAAAAAATTCATTAAATCTATAAACTCTTTTACTGTGTTTAGTTTTATAAATTTTTTATCCATTAGGCCTTTTATTATTTCGAATGACTCTTTTCCCTTATCTTTAGCTCTGTCTTGGATATAAACTGGATATGATGGGTATATATATGGATGATAATAATTCTGCCAATAATCCCAGCAACTTTGCTCACCTAAAACATTAGTGCTATCATAACCACCACAAGTAGTACCACTATCAGTTGTATTGGCCACCATATTAATAGTTAATGAACTAGCATTAACACTTTTATCTAATATCGACATTACTTCTTTTTTATTCATTTTTTTTGCTTATTTGTTTCTCTGATAAAAGAGTTAAAAAGCAATTTTATAGAAATATCGGATATTTAGTTTCTATTACTTTTATTAAAATTAAACTATTTTATAAAGTTATTAAATAAGTTAAATTATTGATTCCGATTTTATTTCTTTTTCTCTTTTCATTCTTTCCCATGTCTTTGTTTGATGGTCATAGTCATTATTGAGTATATCTCTTGCGAGTTCGATATCTATCCCTAATTTCTGGGATGTAGATTTTATGGCATCTTTGTCTTCTTTGATTCTTTTGTTTCTATAGGCTTTCCATTCTTGTATAAACATATTAATGTTAAGTGCACCAATTGTGCATAAATTATTATTATTTTAATTGAATATTTACATACTATCATTGGATGTTTTTTGTGTCAAGTTACTAATTAAGTGATTGATTTATAAATAAGATATTTGACCCTTTGGCTAATTGGCTTTATAAGTAGTATAGTATAGTATAATTTAAATATTAAAATATGGCATGGTATAATTTTCTTACAAGAAATACAATTAAAAAACCCGAACCAAAACCAGAAGACAGTGATAGTGGGAAAAAAGTTTTAACAATTAATGAATTTATGACAGAGATTGGATTATCTCGCTCTGGTGTTATTAGTTCTTATGGTGAAGAAGAGAGCCCTGATGATTTAGGTCCTGAAACTTATATCTCAATGCAACACAATGATGGAGAAGTGCAAGCAATTGTTAGATTGCTTTCTTTGCCGATTCAATCTACACCGATTACTATTATTCCAGGCAAAAATGATAAGGGCGAAAAGGAATTTATTGAAACGGTACTTATGGGACCAGAGTATAATGGTGGGATGACCACTCCATTACCATTTATTATCGCTGATATGACAAGAGCTATATTTGAGGGTTTTAGATTATATGAAAAAGTTGCTCATATTATAAAAGATGGTCCATATGCTGGTAAAATAGGATGGAGAAAGTTAGCACCAAGGGATGTTTCAACTATTTCGTTAAGAGCTGATAGTCATGGTGGTTTTAATGGTGCTCATCAAGTATGTTCATTTGGGGATAAAACTGTTGATGTCAATATTCCTGCCAATAAGTGTATTTTATATACATTTCAAAAGGAAAAACATTGGCTTTATGGTGAATCTATATTAAAAGCTGCTTATTATCATTATGATAAGAAACATAAACTTTACTATATTGCCCATAAAAAAGCAGAAATTGAGGCACTTGGATTAAAAATATTGAAAATTAATCAGAATATTACTCCTACTGAAAGAGTAGCTGCTGAAAATACAATAGATACTATCGGTGTAAATTCAAGAATTACATTACCACAAGGATTGGAGTTAGAAATAGATAGATCAACTGGCGGAATGGATATAATGCCATTAATTGATCATCACAATAATCAGATGGCCATTTCAGCTTTAACCCAGATTGTATCTCAGGTAAAATATGCTTATCCATATGGAAAAGGAACAGAACAATCAAAATATCTTGGAATGGCTATACATTCTATTATGCGACAAATGGAGACAACCTTGAATACTTATGCGGTTGCTCCATTAATAGATTGGAACTTTGCATCAAAGTCTTATCCACAAATCAAACTTCAAAATCTAACAGATGATGTACAAATATTGTTAGCACATGTGTTCGATAAGATCCTTGGTAGGAAAGAAATTGGTATTCCTAGTGATTTTATTGATGAAGTAACTAAAAAGATTGGAAAGAAAATGGATTTGGAATGGTCTAAGAATAGTACAAAAAAAGAAAAAAAGACAGAATCAGAAAAGAAAGAGAATAACAAAAAAGATGATAAAAAGAAAGACAAAGAAGAAGATAAGAAAGAAGATAAAGAAAAAGACAAGGAAAAAGATAAAAAAATAAAGAATTCACTAGATGCTTTTGAAAAGGGAAAAATACAGGCATCTAATGCATTGGGAATTTCAGCACCATCAACACCAAGTAAAATTAAGAAACAAATATTAAAATTAGATGATGAACCTAAAACTATAGAGAAATGTTTTGATATAGGTTATCAATATATTTATGAAAAATTCAAACGAGGGAACAGTAAAATGTAAGTTTTGCGGGGTTAGTAATAAAAAGGGTCGAGAATATTGCTGGAAGTGTGGAAAATTATTAATTCATATAGTTTATGAGGATGAATAAAGATATGACAGAAATTTAGAAAATTTGACCTTCAAAATCTTTTGGCATAATATGGTAAATATAGTTACTATATTATTATGAAAAAACTTGATCTGGGAATTAAAAGATGTCTTCAATGTAATAAAAAGATAAGGTTAAATGTTAGAAGGGATATATGGAGGAAGAAATTTTGTTGCCGAAGTTGTTCAACTAAATATTATCATCCATTTAAGGGTATTTGGGATAACCTTGAAATAGTAGCAAGAATGAAACGAAATATGCGGAAGCCACATAGGATTACTAAGAAATTATTAAAAGCTGCCAAAGAAAGAGGGTTAAAGAGACAAGGGAAAAGAACAAAATCCAAACAAATTATTTGTCAACATTGTGGTAAGGAGTTTTATATTGCTGAATGTAGAATAGATGGGAGAATTGGTAAAAATGGGCACAAACAACTAAGAAAATATTGTAGTAGAAAATGTAGGACTTTTGCATCACGAAAGCCCGATGAATTGAAAAGAAATAAAACCAGATTACGAAAGTGGAGAAATGATATTCTAAAAAGAGATAATTATAAGTGTGTAATATGTGGAGAGGATAATATAGATTTATTACAGGCAGCACATAAAAAATCAAGAGTAGAATATCCAGAACTTCAATATGACTTAGATAATGGAGAAACATTATGTTTACAGTGTCATGCAGACAATTCACCTAAACATCTTAGAAATTTGATATTAAGTTCTAAAAATAAAAATAAGGTTTATCTATATTGTTTAAATTGTAATAAAAGGTATTATAGAAAACCAAGTCAACAGGGTAAATTTTGTTCTTTTTCTTGTTATATAGATTATAAAAGGAAAGAAAATAAAAGATTACTTTAAAACCATTCCAAAGAAATTTGATAAATGTGTTCGTGAAAAAGGAAGAGTTAGAAGAATATCAGGCCCAAGTAAAAAATGGAAACTGAAAAAGAATCAGTATATGAATATTTGTTGGGATAGAAAAAATATTCCACACCGTGGCGAAAAACACACAAAAAAAATAAAAAAGAGCATAGCTTTATTAGATGATAAGGTATTATTAAGTATACATCATTATTTACATCAAGTGGAAAAGAAAAAACAAAATAAAATAATTACACATATCCATTCTATTATTGTAAATGAAATGGAAAATAGAAAATTAAAACATTATAGAAGAGATAATCTAGATATTATATAAAAATATGGCTAAAATTACACTAGGAGTATTATCTGAAAAAATAGCGAATTTATCTGAAAAAATTGAACAGGGATTTGAAGGTGTTCATAAAAGACAAGATATAGCGAATAATAGAACAAGTAAGCAAGAAGAAAGATCGAATAGACATAAAAAACTAATTACTGATCTTGAAAAAACTGATATAAAGATTTATGCAAAAATTAAAACAACAAGACTTTTTTGGATGTCAATGGCAACTCTTGTAACGATTATTTTTACTTTATGTGGTTTTATATTTGGTAAGTATTATTAAAAAGGTGATTGTATAGTTCTTTAAAATAGGAGGATACTATGAAAAAGATAATAATCTGGTGCATAACCACAATAGTATGGTCGTATGTCGTATGTCGTATGTCGTATATCTTTGGGTTAAACAAATTTTACTGAAAGGAGGATAATTGTGAAATGCTTTATTTGTAAGTTTCTGTCAGTCAAGATTTCAGACCACCGAAGAGAAGAACCCGTCAGAAAATTCTGTTATAAAAGACGAATTATTCTAACCTTAAACTACATCAAGAAATTATCTCATAAATGTAAAGACTTTGAAATGGAGGACTGAATGAAGAGAAAACACCATGTAATTCCTTCAAGTAAAGATGGCTCTAATCACAAATCCAATATCTCAATGGTAGAGGAACAGACACACCAAGATTTCCATAGACTTTTTAACAATATGCTACCCCAAGAAATAATCGTATTCTTGGTAGAAACATTTTGGAAAGGGAGATATAGCTACTTAACTGATGTATTAAAAGGGAGGGAAGAAAATGAATAGACAAGATGAGATTGACAGCTCTTTTCTAACTACAGTCAATATATTAGCAACCAGATTTAACTGCAAAATAACTATTGATATGGAGAACAGGTCAGTAGAGTTTGATTGCCCTAAAGAAACGGAAGCAGAATGCGCAATAGAACTTGATAAGATTTACAGAAATCATTTAGACAATGAGGTGATGATATGAAAAGCAGGACAGCATTAGCAGATTTTGTAGATAGTTATTATAAGTTCTATCTTGACCCCACTGCTGAAAATGAAGCGGAGTTTGCCAATGCTTTTCTGTCAGCTCGTAGGGCAGGATACCTCCTAAACGAACTAAATCTCACTAAAAAAACAGTTGAGAAATTAGTTCAAACACGGGCGACTCATCTTTAGGTAAAACAAAAATAGCTTTTGCCACCGATGATGTCGCCCTAATTCTTTAATAAGTGAAGTCAAGTTATAAGTCGAAGTCAAAGTTATGTCAAAAAATGTTAATGTCAAAGAAATAGATTATAGTTATATTGAAGGATTATTAAGAGTTTTGTCTGGTAGGGTGCTGACAGTTATTGATGCCTCAATACCAGATGAAAGACAAAACAAAGCGACCAAGGATTTAGTCAAAAAAGAATTCTGGACATCAATCAATAAGGTTCAAGAATATTATTGGAATGGAGATAAGGGGCATTCAGTTAATCTTGAAGGAAAGCCAAGTGACCCATTAAATTAAAGACGAAATTCTTGACTTCACTTATTAGGGAATATGAAAAAAAAGGTATAAAAAAATGAAAATTACTTCAATATTTGTTATAAGTTTTATTTCAATAATTTTAATGATAATTCATTTAGGTGTAATAGCTGAAAAAGAATTACTTATTTATATAATTTTATTTGGAATAATTGTAAATTATATTACATTAGCACTTATAGTAACAAGTAAATAATTTAAGTATATTATAAATCAAATATTTGACCCTTTTAAGAATTTAAGATTATATATATAAAAACATTGGAGAGCAATTAATATGAAAATTATACAATTTAGTTTTGATGCTGATATTGTCAAAACTAGCCATAAAGTAAAAAAAGATAAAAAAATTGAAGAAGGTGACCATATCATTGAGGGATATGTAATGACTTCTGATATTGATTCACAAGGAACCATTATTACTAATGAGGCTATTAAGCGTTCTAAGAACGACCTTTTAAAATATTCTACGGTTTTATTTAACCATGATAGAAATCGCCCTATTGGTAAGATATTGGAAACTGATTTTGATAAAAAGGGACTTTGGGTAAAAATGAAGTTATCTAGATCTGAATGGGATATATGGGAAAAAGTTCAAGAAGGAATTATTTCTAAATTTTCTATCAATGGTAGAATTGTAAAAAGTTCATTTGTGGAAAAAGGTAAAAAGGGGAAAACAAAGAAAAATCGTATAATACCTTTTGATAAATTAATTAGAAAAATAGATAGATTAGAGCTTTATGAGGCATCATTAGTATCTGTGCCAGCCAATGTGAGGGCTAAGGCAATTAACTGGTATATTCAGAAATCTCTTGATTTAGCTGAAAAGAAACAATCAAAAGGAAAGGTAGTTATAAAAAAGAAAATTATTAATAATACTATAAAAAAAGAAATTATTAAAGAACTTGAATCTTTAGTTAATGAATTAAAAAACAAAGATGCTAAAAATATTATTAATAAGACTATTCATATTTTAAAACAATCAAAACACAAAAAGAAAGTACTTGGCTTGTCTGATAAATCAGATAATATTTATGAAGTTAATAACTCTGATATTATAGAGTTGGATGGTAATAAGTTTAGAAAACAGCTTCTAAAAACTGGACAGTGGTATCATTGGGATGCTGAAGGTGGTATATTGGATATTACAAAAAAAGCTATAGGCAATATTGTTAAAAATTTCGAAAAGAAAACAATCGAGCATGTTTATGTCCCACTTACACATTCCACTAATCCAAGTAAAAATACGGGAGAGGTTACTAAATTAATACAAACAGAAGATGGCTTGGATGCTATTTGTGAAATCAAGGATGAAAAAGTAGTAAAGAAAATTAAAGATGGTTTGATTAAATGTGTTTCTGCTAGTATTGATGAAGATTATATGAATAAGAAAAGTGGAAAACAAGTAGGACCAACATTACTTCATGCTGCATTAGTTGCTGAACCATATATTAAGGGCATGAGTGGATTTACTGAATTATCAGAAAACAGTTGCAAAAAAGTTATTTCATTATCTGATACTAAACCAACAATCAAGGATATGATAAATCTTTTAAAAAATGATTTAAAAAAACTTGATAAAAAAGTTAAATTAAAAAAGAAAAATAAAAAGGAGAGCAAGAAAATGAAGAAAATTAAGAAAAAAGTAAAGAAAGTTATTAAAAAAATTAAGAAATCTGCATATACTAAATGTATTGGTAGAGAAATGAAAGATGGTAAAACAATGAAGGAAGCTGCTAAGATTTGTAAGAAAGAAGCACCAAAAGAAACAAAAAAGAAAATAGAAAAAAAGGTCGAAATAAAGAAAACAAAGAATAAAGTAATGAAAAAAATTAAAAAAAGTAAAATGATAAAGAAAGACAATAAAGTCAAAGTAAAATCTTTAGAAGATAAAATAAGTAAAGCATTAGGAGTAAAGTCCAAAGCTAAGCTTAAGAATCGTTCTAAAGCGGTAGTCAGTAAGAAAGTTGATCTTGCTGAAGCCGAAAGGGTGTATTCTATGTATCTTGAGAAAGGGAAGGTAGTTCCTGCTCAAAGAGATACTATAATCTCGCTCTTAACATCGAAGTCTGCGGTTAATCTTGGAGACGATCAGGTCGACGTTAAAAAGGTTTTAACTTCTTTCTTAGATAAACAGCCTAAAATAGTTGATTTTGAGGAAAAAGGAACTCAGGAAACTACCAAGCCGAAAATGAAAAAAGCAAAAGGTGTTCCTCAAGATGTTAAAGAATTTTATGGCAATATGGGATTGGATAAAAAACAAACTCGTGAAGCTTGGAAATTCGCAAAAGAATCAGCAGATAAGGCTAAAGAAGATAAATCAACTTTGTTTTAAGTTCATTAATAAAATATAATATATGAGCGCACTTAGTGCTAACTTAGACACTAAGAGAAAAGATGGAGAAATTATTAGTTATCCTGTAAAGGCCAGTACTACTATTTACAAAGGTGCTTTAGTTGTAGATTTAGGAACTGGGTATGCTTCAGTAGGAGCTGATACAGATAACTGTGTTTTTCTCGGCGTTGCGGTAGAAAAAGTGGTTAATAGTGGTAATGATGGAGATGAAAGTATCCGACTTTATAAAACTGGAAGCTTTCTGTATTCAAAAACATCAGCAGTCCAAACTGATATTACAAGTCCTATGTATATCTCAGATGATCAGACTGTTAGTACTGCTACTAGTCACTTGATTCTTGTTGGTCCTTGCGTAGATGTGCCTGATAGTTCTCACGTTAGAGTTAGAATTGATCCAGATGCATTTAGAACAGCATCAGTGGTAGCATCTTTCAGTCCATCAGTATCACCATCCGTTAGCCCGTCGGTATCACCATCTGTGAGCCCGTCGGTATCACCATCTATAAGCCCATCTGTTAGTCCATCAACATAATGATTACTAGAGGCGATATACCTAAATTATTAACAGCTGGAATGAGAACAGAGTTTATGGGTGCATACGAGAAAGCAACTTCGGACTATGATAGAATTACGACTACATTAGATTCTAAAAAGTCTGAGGAAACATATCCATTTCTTGGGGCTGTTCCTAAGATGAAAGAATGGAAGGATGAAAGAACAGAGGAAGATTTGACCGAATACTACTTTAGTGTGTCAAACTATAGCTGGGAAAGTACAATCTCAGTTGATAGGGATGCGATTGAAGATGACCAGTATGGACAAGTCAAAATCCGTGTCAGAGAATTGGCTGTTGAAGCCAAAAGATTCTTTGATGAATTGGTTTTTGGTTTAATCCTACAGGGCGAAAATACAACTGGTAGTTCTGGTTCTCTTTTTGAGAACAAGACTGTTAGTTGCTATGACGCTAAAGCTTTTTACGCAACCAATCACAGTGAAGGAGATTCTGGAACACAATCTAACCTCGGAAGTTCTGCTTTGAGCGCGACCGCTCTGCAGACAGCAATCACAGCAATGGTAAACTTCAAGGATGACAAAGGAAAACCATCTCACGTTAGACCTAATGTATTAGTTGTTGCTCCTGGCAATGAATGGGAAGCTAAGGAACTCTTAAAGTCCACTTACTACCCAGAAGAAGGAACAACTACTACCAAATTAGCAACAAACGTATTAAAAGGTTCTCTCGATTTAGTCATCAGTCCATACTTGACAGATGCAGACGCCTGGTATCTTTTTGATACTACACATGTAATGCGACCACTCATTCTTCAAATGAGAAGGGCACCTGAATTCAAAAGCCTAATTGGTGATACCGAATCAGCCTTCTTAAGGAAGAAATGGTATTATGGTTGCGACTGGCGAGGATTTGTTGCTTGGGGTAACTGGCGACTTGGATACGCATCCACTCCCGCTTAATCTCTTAGTTAGTTAATAGTTATAAATAATCCTTGAGTCATCTTATAGCATGCTAACCTATTTCTTATTATGGGTTGTGCTATAAGATTGGAGAGACCTCAAGATTTTGGTCTATGAAAAAAATAATAAAAGAGAGAATAAAAACAAAATTAGCAATAGGGATACCAACATTAGGAACAGTAGATTATAGATTCGCAAGTTCTTTAATGACATTAGGAATTCCAGAAAACACAAAAGTGGTTTGGTTGCCACGAGTAATGATAGATTTTGCTCGTAATCAAATTGTTAGGAAGGTGATAGAAGACCCTGATTATGAGTATGAAAGTGTATTATTTCTAGATGATGATATGACAATCCCACCAGATGTTTATTTTAGATTAAATGAACATAATAAGGATATAGTCGGTGTTTTAGCATTTAAACGTAGAGGCGATTTTGCACCATGTGTATATACAAAAAAAGATGAACAGTTTTTTCCGATTATTCCTAAAGAATTTTGTGAAGTGAATGCGATAGGGTCATCGGTTTTACTTATTAAAACTGAAGTTTTTAAAAAAATAAAATACCCTTGGTTTGAAACTTTTTTCGATAAAGAAGGAAAACATTGGTCTGTTGATATGGATTTTTCCAAGAAGGCTGAAAAAGCTGGGCTCAAAATACATTGTGACCCGAGTATAGAAATCGGACATATCGGTGACCCACCAATTATTACTCATCAAGACTTTTTTAAACAAATTAAATTAATGAAAGGAGAGAATAAAAATGATTAGTATAGAAAAAACATCATCGGGACTTATAGTTAGTGGCAATACAAGAATGGTTGCTATAATACTTACAGCTGGTTCAGATGCTGCTACTGTGGTAGTAGATGATAGCACGGATGGTAGTGGAAGTGTTTTAGCTACTTTAAAAACAGTAGCTAATACAAGTAGACCCTTTACGATTGGACATCCTGGAATTAAAGCATCAGATGGATTGTATGTGACAATAACAGGTACAGACCCTAAGGTCTATGTTGTTTATAGGTAAAACATTTTATTAAAAATAAAGGAGAGACTATGAAAAAAGCTATTAAATATAAAATTAATAGTCATTATTACACTATTAAGTCGAGTGCACATTGGTGCACAGATTTTCAATCAAATATAGACCAAAATATAGCCCTGACCATCTTGTAAATTATATGGTGTGTGGGGCTTTTTATTTGACTTATTTAAAAAAGAAAAATTGACCTTTTAGGGGAATATGTAAGAATAGTATTATCAATGATAATGAAATTTTTAAAAGTCAGTTAAAGACATTATATATTTACTTTTGGTTATTTATAGAAGAAAGTCTCTCCTAACTTTTGTAAATATTTCAAAAGAATTAATAAATATATAGAGTCCTAGAGACCATTTTTTAATTATTATGAAATTATCAGTTATTATACCATCATATCGCGACCCACTCTTACAAAAAACTATCGATTCAATCCTCGAAAATTCTGAGGGAGATATTGAAGTCATACCTGTTTTAGATGGTTATCGACAAGATATTAAAAAAAACCCCAGAGTTAATGTTATTCAGTATGATAATAATAAAGGAACTCGAGGAGCTATTAATGCTGGATTAGAAGTGGCTAAAGGAGATTTTGTAGCTAAAATTGATTCTCATTGTATAGTTGCACAGGGTTTTGATAAAATTATGTGTGATAATTGTGCTGAAGATTGGCTATTAGTTCCTAGACGTTATTCATTAGATGAAATAAATTGGAAAAGAGATGATAAAAGACCAATATGTGATTATCATTTTCTCAATTTTCCAGTAGATTCAGAATATGGTTATGGTATGTTTGCTCAACCTGACTTTAATAAAACACATCACTATAGACACTTAATGATAGATGATACAATGAGTATGCAAGCTAGTTGTTGGTTGGCTAATAAAAAGTATTTTATGGAGCATATTGGATTTTTAGATAATAGAAAGGAAAGATATGGATGTTATGGAGGAGAATATATAGAAATAGGATTAAAATATTGGTTAGGAGGAGGGGTAATGAAGGTTAATAAAAAAACATGGTATGCACACCTTTCGAAACGCCAACATCATTACGATAAAGAGATATATACTCGATCATATAAACAAATAACTACTGTAAATCGTAATTGGTCAACAAAACATTGGATTAATAATGAAGAACCTAATATGAAGTATAAGTTCGAATGGTTTATCGAAAAATTTTGGCCAATACCTACGTGGGAAGATAATTGGCAGGAAATTTGGAATAGTTATAATTTATAATATTATGGATATAAAATTAAGTGTTATACTTCCTTCTTATAAGGATCCTATGCTTCACAAAACAATAGACGATTTATTAAAAAATTCAGAACTTGGAAATAAATTAGAAATTATTCCAGTTTTGGATGGTTATTGGCCGACAAAACCAATTAAGAATGATCCAAGAATTAAGATAGTTCATTTAGGAGGAAATAGAGGAATGAGAGGAGCAATTAATGCTGGAGTAACTGTTTCGAATGGAGAGTTTTTTATGAGATTAGACGAACATTGTTCTTTTGGAAAGGGATATGACAGAATTTTAACTGAGTCATGTAAACCTAATCAAATTATGACAGCTAGACGGTATTTCCTAGATCCTGTTAAATGGGAAAAAATAGACATGCCATATATTGATTATGAAAAACTTGTAATCCAAGATTGTGGAAATGGTGTTAAGAAGTTTGCTGGACAGCGATGGAGAAGCCGAGATAAGGAACGTAAAGATATTATGGTTGATGAAACTACTGCTATGCAGGGGAGTATGTGGATAATGCCGAGGAAGTGGTGGGATGATATTATAGGTGGTGAATTACAAACAGAAGGTTATGGACCGACATATCAAGATTCTGTTGAAGTTACTATGAAAACATGGCAGGCTGGCGGAAAATTAATGCTTAACAAAAATACATGGTTTGCTCATAAACATCGCAGTTTTTCAAGAACTCATCAAGAGGGTAGTCCAGAGAATCCATCAAATAGAGAAAATAGCTGGAAACATTCATTAGAAGTGTGGGGGGATTATTATCAAAAAGAAATAAAGCCAAAATGGAAAATATGAAAGAAAAAAAACATACAATTTGTGAAATTTGTGGAAAAGAAATAATTGGTGAAATAACATATTTTGAAGATGGTATGAGAATACATTCAAAAGACGAAAATCCAGAATGTATTGAAGAGGCTGCAAGACAAGATGTAGAAATGTATCCAAGTAAATAAAATGACCGATTTAACAATTATTTTCCTTACAATAAATAAAGTTCCTAAAAAATGGGCAGAGTACCAAAAAAAAGTTTTATTGGAAGCAATTGAAGATACGCCTGTTATTACGATTTCAAAGAAACCATTAGATTGGGGAACTAATTTAATACAAGATAAGCCAATAAGTTCTTCTAATGTTTATTGGCAAATGTTACAAGGAGCTAAAATGGCTAAAACACCTTATATTGCTATAGCCGAAGATGATACTCTATATCCAAAAGAACATTTTAAATTTAGACCAAAACTAGATGAATTTGCTTATAATATGAGTCATTGGGGATTATTTACTTGGGGAAAGCCAACATATTTCTGGGGATATAGGATAGTTAATAGTACTTTAATTGCTCCGAGAGATTTATTAATTAAAGCATTAGAAGAAAGATTTGATAAGTACCCTAAAGGAACATCAGATGGAAGAACTGGTGAGTTAGGTCGGTATGGTATTGAATCAAAATTAAGATTACCTCACTATAAATGTAAAGTTTTTCATTCTATTGTTGCAGTTGTTAGTTTCCAACATGATTATTCTCTTGACCATTTACAAAGAAGTCATCGTAAAAAAATGGCTCCAATAAGAGCTTATGATATTCCGCATTGGGGCCGAGCAGAGGAACTTGTAAAATATTTTATATGAATATAATTACTTATACATCTATTACTAATAAAAAAGATGTGATTAGGCAAGATATAAAAGTTTTTTCAAAATATGACAAGTTCAAAAGTCCAGTACTCAATGCTAAAATCTACAAAATATTACCTCATAAATTCTTAGATTGTGATATTAGTATTTGGGTAGATGGAAATATTTATTTAGTAAAAACCCCAGAAGAAGTAGTTAAGGATTGGTTAGGTGATAATGATATGGCATTTTTCAGACATTATAAGAGTAAAAATCTTGATTGGGAATTAAAGTGGATAAAATATGTTTGGCGTAGTAGGGATAGAAAGGTCTATGAAGAAGCCATTAAACAAGTCGAACATTATGAAAAAATTGGACTACCAAAAAAAGAAGATATGGCAATGGGAGGAGTTATTATTAGAAAACATAGTCCATTAGTAGAAAAATTTAATGAAGCGTGGTGGTCAGAAATATGTCGATGGGGACAGCGAGATCAATTAAGTCTACCAATGATATTAAAACAATTTCCTGAATTAAAAATTAATCGTATTAATGAAAATATCAAAACCACTCCGAATTTACGATATGAAACACATAATCATTTTAATACATGAGAATTCTCCTAATACATGCAGATAGATATCCATGGGCAACAACTCATAGAGCAGAAGCATTTAAAAAAGAATGGAAAGAAGATGAAGTTGATATTGCTTATATCAAAAGCTTACCAGATGGTGATAAGTATAATGTTATTCATGTTTTATTTGGATGTGGAATAAGCAAGATAAAGGATTATATTCTGAAATATAAACATAAGACATTTACTTCACTTGCTTCTCGAAGAACATTAGAGTCAATGCTTGATAAAAGAGAAGATTTAATAGAAATTTACCAGAAGTCAGTTTGTTGTGTTGCACAAAATCCGCTTTTAGCAAGTCAGTTAAAATCGTTGATCCAACAAGATAATGTTGTTTATATTCCTAATGGAGTAGATATAGAACTTTTTAACAGACCATTCATAGTTGGATATGTTGGAGAAGGACATTCTATCAATCGAAAACGCAAGGGTTACCATATAGTAAAAGAAGTATGTGAAAATTTAGGACTTGATCTTAAAACTGCTAATGATTTGCCCTATGAAAAAATACCTGAATTTTATAGGCAAATAGATTGTTTGGTAATTTTAAGCGATGATGAGGGCTGTAATAATCCAACTTTAGAAGCATTAGCCATGAATAAGCCAGTAATATCAACCAATGCTGGAATTGCTGAAGAATTAGAAGGAGTTATCTTAGTTGATAGAAATGTTGAAAGTGTTATAATGGCATTAAGGAAATTAAGTGGAAGAATTCATATTTTAGAGAAATATACTTGGAAAATTATATCACAGAAATATAAGCAAATATATGTGGAAAAACTCGGAATTAAATAAATTTTATAATCATAAGTTTGATTTTGATAATCAATATAAAGATAATTATAATGATTGGTTGAAAGCATTTGAAAAGTCTATTAAGAAACATGCAATAGATAATTGTTTTATAGGATTATCTTCTGGTTATGATAGCGGGGTATTAAATAAAGAACTTTTAAAACAAGAAGTAGATTTTAAAGCATATGCTGTTTTTAATAATGAGAATAAAGAAGTGTTGAATAAAAGATTAAGTTATATTCTTAATTATCAAATAATCACAATGAATAGAATTTTGTGGCAAAAGTATTATGATTTTTTAAAAGGCAAAATAAATGATAAAGCAATAAAAGACAAAGCATCTATGGGCATAGCTTGTATATTTGAAATAGCTAAAGATGAAGGTAGAACAGTTTTTTTATCAGGGCAAGGAGCCGATGAAATTTATAGCGATTATTCGCTTTTTCCTAGGCAAAGTACATTCAAGGGAATATATCCAGATAAATTATATGAGTGGCCGAATTTTCGCGGATATATGCAATTAGAATATCTTAATGGATTAGAAGATATAGCGAAAGTTTATGATATTGAAATTTGTTATCCATTTTTAGATGTAGATTTAATACAAGAATTTCTTTGGTTGAAAGTAGAACTTAAAAATAAAAATTATAAAGCTCCTCTTTATCAGTATTTAACTAGGAATAAAATCCCTTTTGATGAAAATATTAAAAAGGGATTTCGTCCTGTTACTACTTAAAATTATGACAAAATTATGTAAATTAGCATATAAATATGGCACTGATAAATGTCCTCAAATATCTCATCCATATACACCCTTTTATTATGAATTATTTAAGGATAAAAGAAATTCTATAAAAAAGGTTATTGAGGTTGGAATTGGTTCTAGAAGCACTATGCACTATCATCAAACCCATTATGTAACTGGTGCAAGTTTATATATGTGGCGTGACTTCTTTCCAAATGCTCAAATTTATGGAGTAGATATTCTTCCAGAAACAATGCTTGAAAGTGAACGAATAGAAACTTTTCTATATGACCAAACAAAAAAAGAAGACTTAGAAAAGTTAATTGAAAAGACAGGTTCAGATATTGATATTTTTGTGGATGATGGATTACATTCTATGACTACTCAGGTAAATCTTTGTGAGGCTATAATGCCTATGCTTAAAAAAGATGTTATTTATATTATTGAAGATGTAATGTGGCCTAATAGAATTATTAGGGTGTTAACTCAATATGATTGCTTCTCACCAGTTTTTCATGGGGCACAGCGTAAGGAGAATGTAATTATTATTAAAAACAAAGAAATAGACTAAATATCAAAGATATGAAAAATCTTTTAATCTATATAAATGATAGAAAATGGTTCAATAAAGAGAACGAAATTTTTTTTAAGATTCAGATTGATAATAGTTTGGAGTTAGGCTGGAAACCTAAGGATATAGTATTTATTGCCAATTTTGATTATGAATATAATGGAGTTAAATCATTATTAGTTCCTGATAATATATGTTGTGAAGGATGGGAAAAGTCAACAAAGACTATGGCAACTATATATTTATTCGATAATAATCTTATCCATGACGATATATATTGGTGTCATGATTTAGATGCTTGGCAACTAGAACCTATTTCGGAGGAAGAATTAGATTTAAACAAAGATGTCGGTTTTTGTGATTATGGTAGAAAGCCAATGTGGCAATTAGGAAGTTATTTTTTTAAAAATACAGCTGGAGATATTTTTAGGGATATTGCTAATAGAGTAAAGCCAGGTTATGACTTATCTGGTCATGAATACAATGATGAATATGCTTTATTAAGTTTGACCTATAATAATATTAATGGTATTAATAATAGAATAAAACGCATGAATATTACTTATGATTTTGGAATGAGGAAAATTGAACTTTGTTATCAAAAAGCCAATAAACCCTTAAAAGTATTACATTTTTATCCTTATCTTAAATCAATGAATACACTTAAAATTGCAATGTATGGTAAGAATAGGATAAATAAACCATTAATGAATGAGAGATTAATTAAGATATTTAAAAAATATGGCATTAAGTAAATTAGTTAGTATTATATATTGTACTAGCAATCAGGAAGCTTTAGAATTTGAACAACGAATTAAGGATAATATTTTAAAGGTTTGTGGAAATCTTCCAATTATTAGCGTATCTCAGAAACCTATAGATTTTGGCAAGAATATTTGTGTAGGTGATGATGTGGGTGTTTCAGGATTCAATTTTTTCCGCCAAGTCCAAATAGCCTGTGAAACAGCAAAAACAAAATTCGTAGTATCAGCCGAAGCAGATTGTTTATATCCTAAAGATTATTTTGAATTTATTCCACCGACAGATGATAAATGTTATAGAAATAGCAATTTGTACGTTATGGCTCATAAACGACCCATCTTTTGGAAGAAAGAAGAAGGAGCAACACATGCTCAAATAATTAGTAGAGAGTATTATTTAAAAAGATTAAATAAATTATTTAAAGGAGCACCCCAATGGTGTGCTGAAGAAAAGAATTTTCCAAGAGAAAGGCATAGAAAAGTAGATGTATTTGAGCCTAATGAAATTATACATTATCAAACTAAAAACCCTGTAGTTCAGATTAAAACAAGTAGTTCGATGAGGCACTATACTTGTAGTGACAGAAAAGATAGATATAATATTCCATACTGGGGGGGTAGTATAAAATTTAGAGAAAAATATTACGATATAAAAAAGGGAAGAAAACATTAATATGAAAAACTTATTACTTTGGATACATCCTAAAAAGACATTTTGGGACAAATATGAACGAAATCTACCCGCTTTGGTAAAGATTCAAATTGACAATAGTTTGGATTTGGGTTGGAAAAGAGAAGACATAGTGTTAGTAACTAATTTCCCATATGAATATAATGGTATTAAAGCAAGAGTTATAGAGGATTCTTATTATTGTGAACATTGGGGTAAGTCTAGTAAGATTCCCGTAATAATCAAACTTTTAAAAGATGGCACGGTTAAGCCAGGAGAATTGTGGTGGTTTCATGACTTTGACGCTTTTCAAGTTCACCCCATAACAGAAGAGGAGCTTGAATTGGGTTATGCAGTAGTCGGTTTTACAGACTATGGATGGTTTAAAAAATGGAATACAGGAAGTATATTTTTTAAAAAGAATTCAATTAAAGTATTTGAATGGTTAAGAAATGAACTTCAGAAACTTCAGATTGATGAAGAAAGAGCATTGGAATCTTTGACAAAAAGAAATTATCAATATATTAATAGTTATTATAAAAGATTAAATATAACCTATAACTTCCCATGTGGTTTAAATGGACAAAGAAGATTACATATTACTGAGCCAATGGCAACAAAACCAATTAAGATACTGCATTTTCATCCAGAATATTCATATTCTTATAATAAAATTAATCTTTTGAATGGTATATGTGGTGATAATGAGTTAAAAATTAATTTTGTGGGGGATCGGTTACTTAAAATATTTAAGAAACATTTACCTCATTTATGTCCTAAAAAATAAATATATTAGTAATATGAAATTAATTAACGCTATTAATAATGAAAAAGGAAGTCCATATTGGGTCCCAGATTGCACACGTGATGAATTACCTGAATTATTTAAAGAACTCGGTTTTAAAATAGGAGCTGAAATAGGAGTTTCATTGGGACTTAATTTAGAATTATATTGTAAGGCTGGTTTTCAAATGTATGGAATTGACCAGTGGGAAGATTATGAAGACGAAAAATATAGACCCATATCATGGTTAGCTAGAAGAGGAATAATAACTAAAACATTTGATGATGTATATAGAATGGCAAATGAAAGATTATCTAAATATTCTAATTGTACTTTAATTAAAAAAATGTCAATGGATGCTCTGGCTGACATTCCTGATTGTAGTCTAGATTTTGTTTACATAGATGGCAACCATATGTATGGATATGTTGCTATGGATCTAATGCAGTGGTCAAAAAAGATTAGAAAAGGTGGAATTATATCGGGGCATGATTATTATGATATGAAAGGTGATAAATGTATTCGTCAAGTTGGACATGCAGTTGACGGATTTATTAAATCATTTAACATAGACAATTGGTATGTTTTAGGTCGTAAGCATCCAAAAGAAGGAGAAAAAACAGAACGAATATTGAGCTTCATGCTCATTAAAAACTGGTAAAAAAATATGAAAATTATAGAAGGAATTAAGCATAAAGGTCATCCATATTACATTCCTGATTGTTCTAGAGATGATTTACCTGAATTTTTTAAGGAATTAGGGTTTAAGGTCGGGGCTGAAATTGGAGTTTCTGATGGTAAAAATCTTGAAAAATATTGTAAGGCAGGACTTACAATGTATGGTATTGACCCATGGAGTAATGATGATGATGATATTTATAACAATCCTTTCAATAAAACTAAACCATATAAAAATATGGGTGATGTTTACAATTTGGCAGTTGAAAAATTATCTTCATATCCTAATTGTACTCTAATCCGCAAAACATCTTTAAATGCACTTAAAGATATTCCTAAACGCAGTTTAGATTTTGTTTATATAGATGGTAATCATATGTATGGATATGTTGCTATGGATTTAATGTCATGGGCTCATAAAGTAAAAAAGAGTGGGATTATAGCAGGACATGATTATTATCGCATTGGGGGTAGTAGAACTACTCGTCAAATTAAACCTGCAGTAGAAGGATATATTAAAGCATTTGATATAGACCATTGGTATGTTTTGGGCAAAAAAGAGCCTCGTAGTGGGGAAATTAATGATAAAGAATTAAGTTTTATGTTTTTTAAGCATTGGTAATTAATAATTAAAAAAATAAATATATGAAAATAAAAGAAGCAATTACACAAAAAGGTAGTCCATTTCATATCCCTGACTGTAGTAGAGATGAATTACCTAAGTTTTTTAAAGAAATAGGTTTTACAGTCGGAGCGGAAATCGGTGCATATAAGGGGGCGTTTACCGAAGTGTTTTGTAAAGAAGGATTAAAAATGTATGCCATAGATCCGTGGATGGCATATGGAGGGGCTGGTAGAACACAGAAAAAACAGGATCGACAAGATTTTTTATATAAGCATACTGAACGAACATTAGCGCCATATGATGATTGTAAAATTATTAGAAAAACCTCAGTAGATGCATTAAGTGATTTTAAAGATGATTCACTGGACTTTGTTTATATAGATGGCGACCATGAATTTAGCCACATTGCTACAGATATAGTAGAATGGACGAAGAAGGTTAAGGTTGGAGGAGTGGTGTCGGGGCATGATTATTTTTGCACCGATCCACATGCAAGAAACCTTGTATGTCATGTTGGACCTATTATTGATGCTTATGTAAAAGTTTTTGGTATAGAAAATTTCTATACTTTAGGGCGAAGTAAGCCATTAAACAAAGAAGCCAAAGACGATAAATATTTAAGTTGGATGTTTTTTAGAAAATAAAATTATGAATAATAAAGAAAAAGGAATTATTTTTTACACTGATAGTAGAATTAAGTCTCCAGTTAAGGAAGTAGTAATGGACTTGATTAAAAAAGCAGAATTGCCTATTGTTTCGTGTTCACTTCAACCATTAGATTTTGGTAAAAATGTAGTGTTTGATGGAGAGAGAGGGTATTGTTCTATGATTACGCAAATAAAGATTGCCCTAGAAAACCTTGATACTAAGTATGTTTTCTTTAATGAACATGATGTCCTTTATCCAAAAAGTCATTACGATTTTACCCCATCAAAAGATGATGTTTTTTATTATAACATTAATGCATGGAGATGGTGGATTGTGGGTGGGTGGGCTATCACATATGACCAGCTTCATTCACTTTCAGGAATGTGTTGTAATAGGGAATTTGCTTTAGAGCATTATAAAGCAAGAATAAGGAAGATGGAAGAGTTGGGATTGGATAAATTTAGAAGTAGAGAGCCAAGATATGCAAGAAAATTTGGGTACGAACCAGGCACTAAACCAAGGCGAAGAGGAGGATTCTCGGATGATGTATTTGAAACTTGGAAATCCGAAAAGCCTATTGTAGACATACGACACACCAGAACATTTTCTGCTCCGAAAATATGTCTGGAGGATTTCAAGCATGTCCCGTCGAATTGGAAACAAATCGATTACAAGGACATTCCTGGATGGAATCTTGATGAATTATTGGATATAGAGAATATTCCTCTTCCATTTTCACTTTTAAAAAACCGATAAATATGAAAGGATATGATATTGATGGAGTTATCACAAATAAAGTTATACCAGAAAAGGGTTCAGTGATTATATCTGGACGAACTTTTGCTGAATATGATGATTTAGTAAAACAATTAGCTCAAACTTATCTAGTGTATATTAGAGGAATTGGAAAATACGGAGATAAGGAAGCTGCTGGTAAATTTAAAGCAATGATGATTAAGTATCTTAAAATAACTGAATTTTATGAAGATGATGATGTTCAGATTAAAATTATTAAAAAAGAAAATCCCAATTGTTTAATACATAAAATAGTTCTTTAAGGAGGTGATAAAGATGAGGCACTTAGTAAATATTCAAATACTTGAAGAAGATGGTTATGAATTGGTTGAGAAAGCATTTATTAAGTATTTAGAGCAGACTGGCAAGTTTAATGTAACGCAGTTCGACAGGATGGAGATTATTTCTTCAAGGGAAATCAAAAAGGGCAAAGAATCGCCAAAATAACAATGGGGGGAATTAAAAACTCCCCTCAAATAATAAATAAAATATTATGAAAAATATAAAATTAACACAGGGGAAATCCACATTGGTGGATGATGAGGATTTTGAGTTTTTGAATCAATGGAAGTGGTATATTAGTAGTCATAATTATGCAACAACGACTGTGGTTCCTCATTTATATATGCATAGAATTGTGAATAAAACTCCAAAGGGTCTTTTAACAGATCATATTAATAGGAATACACTCGATAATAGAAAAATAAATTTAAGAGTGGCTGATAAAAGATTAAATAGCATAAACAGTGGATTGCAATCGAATAATACCTCTGGTTATAGGGGTATTTCTTGGAATAAACGACGTAGTAAATGGGAAACTTATATTTGGAATAATGGATTAAGAATCCAGTTAGGAAATTATAAAATAATAAAAGATGCTGTTTTTGCAAGAAAACAAGCAGAACTAAAATACCATGCAATATAAATTATCAGTTTGTTTACCAGCAAGAAACGAAATGTTTCTTAAAAATACAGTTGAAGATATATTAAAAAACAAGGAAGACGACACAGAAATTATTGTCGGATTAGATGGTGAATGGGCGAATCCTCCACTAATCCAACACCCAGACGTAAATGTGATTCATGTTCCTAAAGCTATTGGTCAAAGAGGAATCACAAATTTATGTGTAAAACTAAGTAAGGCAAAGTATATAATGAAGGCAGATTCACACTGTTCCTTTGATAAGGGCTTTGACCGTAAAATGATAGAAGGATTCAAAAAAACAGGTGATAATGTAACGGCTGTGCCGATTATGCGGAATCTCTGGGCCTATGACTGGAAATGTTATCACTGTGGATGGAAGAAATATCAAGGTCCAACTCCTGAAAAATGTGAACAATGTGGTAAAACTGATAAAATTAGGAGAAAAATGCTCTGGATAGGTAAACATAATCCTCAATCTGTTAGTTATTGTTTCGATTCAGAACCACATTTTCAATATTTTGAGGATTATAAACATAGAGAACCATATTTAACAGATATAAAAACTGGATTCACAGAAACAATGAGTTTACAGGGTTCGTGCTTTATGTGCACAAGAGATAAATATTGGGAACTCAAATTATGTGATGAAGAGTTTGGTTCATGGGGCAATCAAGGAATAGAATTGACTTGTAAAACATGGTTATCTGGTGGAAAAGTACTAATTAATCATAATACTTGGTATGCCCATATGTTTAGAACTCAAGGTGGAGATTTCTCTTTTCCTTATGAACAAAGAGGAGGAGACGTTGCAAGAACAAAGGCAAAAATAAGAAAACAAGTTTGGTTGGGTAAACTACCTGGACAAAAATTGCCCTTAAGTTGGTTAATAAAGCGTTTTATGCCGATTCCTGGGTGGGATGAAGAGAAAATAAAAGAATTGAAGAAAAGTGAAAAAAAGATGAAATAGTGCACCATGATGCACATACTAAAATCCCACCCATTACAGGTGGGTTTTTCTATATTTGACCCAATGGGTCAAGATTGTATATTATGAAATAAAATCAAGTCAAATAGACAATATTGAAATTGAAACGGATTCACGTTCATATAGAAATAAAATTATAGATTTAGTTTCTATTGGCGTGGATTTTTTTATTAATAAAGCAGTTCGCCTATTAAATTGGCTAGTAGAATGTTTTATACCAATTTCTGGATGGGATGAGAAAAAAATAAAAGAGTTAAAAAAGAATGAAAAGTAATAAGATTCATCAATGATACTTTTATATGATTGAAATTCAAAAATTACAAGATAAAGAATTTATTGAAAATGCTAGAAAAAAAGACAGCATTATTGTTGAACGTGGTTTTACAAAAGAATACAAAAGTAAAGAAAAATCGCTTTTAATACAAGATGAAAATAAAAAGATTGAACTGGAATTATTATCACCTTATTATAAAATGATTGGAGCAGGTGAGGATATCCTAATTGCTGAAATGAAATTGAAGGACTGGAAAGGCAAAAAGAAGCTATTTGATGAGTTAGGATTTTATAATAAGGGTGATTTTGAAAAACTGGACAAGCAATTTGTTTTGAAGTGGTGTGAAGAAAAAACAGTTAAAATTGAACTACCAGCAGACTTTCCCGAACAGGCAAAAGGTGACAAGCTCTTTGAAAAAAAAATAGGTGACTGGGACAATGCGATTGAATTTACAAAATTATCAGAACTTCCGCACAAGAATATAAGAATAGGAATTTTTACAGAAACTATTTTAGGCGAGAAAATAGAATGGTTACCAACGATTGACGGTTTTGATATATACGAATGGGCGGCTTATGATATCACAGAATTAAATAGCCTAGAACATGATACGGTTAATGGAACTCACAATTCACTCGTAATGATAGACACTACTCATTTTATCTTAGCTTATACTGGAACAGATGTTGACGGTTTTATTAAGACATTTTCTATAGATGGCTCATATGATATCACAGAATTAAATAGCCTAGAACATGATACGGTTAATGGGACTGCTAACTCTCTAGTGATGATAGACGCCACTCATTTTATCTTAGCTTATAGAGGAGTTGATGGTGACGGTTATATAAAAACATTCTCAATAGACGGAAGTTACGCTATTACAGAACTTAATAGTTTAGAACATGATATAGTTGACGGACAATCCGATTCACTCGTAATGATAGATAGTACTCATTTTATTTTGGCTTACGCTCAATATGATGGCGACAATACCAACGGTTATATAAAAACATTCTCAATAGACGGAAGTTACGCTATTACAGAACTTAATAGTTTAGAACATGATACGGTTAATGGAACTCACAATTCACTCGTAATGATAGACACTACTCATTTTATCTTAGCTTACGCTGGAGCGGGTGGTGATGACGGTTATATAAAAACATTCTCAATAGACGGAAGTTACGCTATTACAGAACTTAATAGTTTAGAACATGATACGGTTAATGGAACTTACAATTCACTCGTAATGATAGATAGTACTCATTTTATCTTAGCTTACGCTGGAACGGGTGGTGACGGTTATATAAAAACATTCTCAATAGACGGAAGTTACGCTATTACAGAACTTAATAGTTTAGAACATGATACGGTTAATGGAACTTACAATTCACTCGTAATGATAGACACTACTCATTTTATCTTAGCTTGTCAGAATGGAGTGTATCCTTCTTTTACAGGTTATATAAAAACATTCTCAATAGACGGAAGTTACGCTATTACAGAACTTAATAGTTTAGAACATGATACGGTTAATGGAGATTACAACTCCCTCGTAATGATAGACGCCACTCATTTTATCTTAGCTTATACTGGAACAGATGTTGACGGTTTTATAAAAACATTTTATGTAGAACCGCTACCAGTCGCCCCCACTGTTACAACCCAATCTGCCACTAATGTAGCTTCAGAAACCTGTACAGGCAATGGAAACATTACAGCTACAGGCGGAGTGAACGCCACTCGTAGAGGTTTTTGCTATATAGTAGGAACTTCAGGAGACCCTACTACTGCAAATAGTGTAGCCTATGATGACGGAAGTTTTGGAGTAGGAGCATATACGAAAGGGATAACGGGATTAACTCCAGAAACTGGATATAGAGTTAGAGCCTATGCGATTAATTCAGCGGGGACGAGTTACGGGGTTACGGTTCAGGTGACGACTACTGTGACTAGTCCATCTAGTTCAATTAGTCCGTCAGCTTCTTTATCTCCAAGCATAAGCCAATCACTTTCACCCTCATTAAGTCCATCAATCAGTCCAAGCATTTCTCCTTCTGTAAGCCCAAGTGTTTCAATATCGCCTTCTATTTCTATCTCTTTAAGCCCAAGCATATCACCTTCTATTTCTATAAGTATAAGTCCAAGTGTTAGTCCTTCTGTATCTATAAGCCCATCAATATCTCCATCTATTTCTCCTAGTATTTCTCCAAGTGTTTCAGTATCACCGAGTGTCTCTCCATCAATCTCCCCTTCAATATCACCAAGTATATCCTTATCTCCTAGCTTATCCCCATCTCTTTCTCCATCAATTTCACCTAGTGTATCACCATCAGTTTCGCCTAGTGTGTCTTTGAGTCCATCAATATCTCCGAGTGTTTCTCCTTCATTGAGTCCGTCAATCTCACCATCAGTATCCCCATCTATCTCATTATCACCATCTTTAAGCCCATCGATATCTTCTTCTTTATCACCGAGTTTGTCACCAAGTATAAGTCTATCAATAAGTCCATCTGTAAGTCCTTCTATATCAATTAGTCCATCAATTTCACCATCTGTTTCGCCACCAGCAAGTGAATGGGAGAATCCATCATCTTTAACTATTAATACTGGCTCAATAAATTCAGGGCAATTATCTGATATTTATAAAGATAGTGATATTACTGAATTAGTATTAAATGAAGTAACTGGAAATCCTGGATTTGATTATGTTTTTGAATTTGGAGAACATGAAGATGTTCCAAGCTCTAATATAGATTTATATATTAAAGGATATTACGAAGGTAATCCTGCTCATGTTGTAAAAATACAGCAATGGAATTACACAAGCAGTCAATGGGATAATGTTACTGCCGCAGATAAAGACTTACCGAGTGAAAGTTCTGAACAAGACTATGAGTTCTTTTTATTAGATAGTGCAGACTATATATCAAATGGAAATATCAAAATAAAAGTAATTCACACATCTAATGGAAGTGCTGGACATTTTTTACATTTAAATAAGTTTTATATCGCTCTTGGTGGACCATCTGTTTCTGTTAGTCCTTCTATAAGTTCATCTTTAAGTCCTAGTATTTCCCCCTCTGTAAGTCCATCAATATCTATTTCCCCCTCAGCATCTCCTTCTTTATCTCTTTCATTATCACCAAGTTTGTCTCAATCTCTATCACCTTCATTATCTCCAAGTATTAGCCCATCTGTTAGTCCTAGTATTTCTATTTCTCCTTCTCTTAGTCCAAGTTTGAGTTCTTCTATTAGTCCTAGTATAAGCCCATCGGTTAGCCCATCAATAAGTATTTCGCCAAGCGTAAGTCCTTCATTATCGCTATCGCTATCACCTTCTGTATCTCCATCTCTTTCACCAAGTGTTAGTCCTTCCATATCACTTTCTCCATCATTAAGTCCGAGTATATCACCAAGTTTATCTCTATCAATCTCACCGTCTATTAGTCCTTCAATATCTCCGAGTGTGAGTATTAGTCCTAGTATTAGTCCATCTTTATCACCGTCATTATCTCCATCTATAAGTCTATCAATATCTCCAAGTGTCTCATCTTCAGTTTCTCCAAGTGTAAGTATATCACCAAGTATATCTCCTTCAGTATCACTTTCACCATCCCTAAGCCCATCATTATCTCCCAGTATTTCATCTTCCATATCGCCATCTATAAGTCAATCTGTTTCTCCTAGTGTATCATTAAGTCCATCTTTGTCTCCGAGCATCTCCCTTTCTATTTCCCCAAGTATAAGCCCGTCTATAAGTCAATCTGTTTCTCCTAGTATATCATTGAGTCCATCTCTTTCACCGAGTTTTTCACCGAGTTTTTCACCAAGTATCTCTTCATCTATTTCCCCATCAGTAAGTCCTTCTGTATCTTTGAGTCCCTCTTTGAGTCTCTCTTTGAGTCCTTCTATAAGTCAATCAATCTCACCTTCTACATCTCCATCAGAATCACTTTCACCATCATTATCACATAGTATTAGTCCTTCTGTATCACCTAGTGTTTCTTTATCTCCAAGCATTAGTTCATCTATCTCACCTTCTTTAAGTCCAAGTTTAAGTCTATCTATTAGTCCTAGTGTTAGCCCTTCAACATCAATCTCTCCCAGTATTAGTTCCAGTATTAGTCTTTCAATTTCACCTTCAACTTCACCATCTCCAAGTCCAGGTTGGGAAGATTACACAAGAGGGGATAATAATATATTGCCAGTAAACGATACTGAACTAGAAAATGCTTATTCAGAACAAGATTATATAGATGTAAATACTAAAAATGATATAAGAGTGGAACAAACAGCTTCAGACGAATACGCAATTCATCAATTTAAAGATTATGTGACAGGTAATTCTGTAAATTTAGAATGGGAGGGTCAAACAGATTTAGCCCCATCTTCATCAACTGTAGTTTTACAAATTTACAATAGAAATACCCCAGCTTGGGAAACAGTTGATTCAGATAATACAACAGGAGCGGATACTGATTTTTCATTAACTGCTAATATAGCTAATTTAACAAATTATAAAAATGCAAATGGGGTTATTAGTTGTCGAGTGTATCAAGATGCAATTTAAAATAAATATGAGAAATAAAGTAAATTTATGACAATATTATTAAAAAATAAAGATTATTTTACTAATTATTTAAAAGTTATTTTGACCCAAAATATCAATATTGTATAATAAAAAAATATGGCAACAAATACAAAATATTCATTCAAAGACTTTCTAAACAAAAACTTCAAGGACATTCCTGTGGAAGAATTTAATAATACCGAAATAATCGGAAGCTGTTTTTATCAGGAATGTTTAGAAGACGATGAAAATAAAGGTGCAAAATGATTTAATGGATTGGATTTTAGATGACAATTTAAAACCCGTAGAGCCGACTAAGAAGAGAAGATATATTGAATTAGATATAAGCATAGACCCAGCACATATACCAACTCCGAAAATGTTAGAGAGTATTATTCGTAAAAAAGAAAGGGAATTAGAAGAATAAAATTATGATATCAGCAAATTGCGTATGGGAAATACGCACAACAGGAAGTAATAATAATGGAGGAGGATATGTCGGTGGGGGGACTGATTATTCTCAACAAGATGCGGCTCAACTATCGCTTACGGATTTGGCAATGAAGTCTGTGCCTGATGCTGTTTTTAATGGCGCTGGCTTAGACGATATGGTAAGTAGTGGAATTGCTACTGCTCTTGGAATTAGTTTCAAAATAGAAATAGATAGCGTAGGAGCGACCGATACTTTCAAATGGTCAGATGACGGTGGTGCAACTTGGAATGCTACACTTGTAGCAATAACAGGAGGGGCACAAGCTTTAAGCAATGGAGTATCTGTAACCTTTACAGCAACAACAGGACATACTGCAGGAGATTATTGGACTTTAACAACTAATTTTAATTTAACTTCAGCGACAGGAGGATTAACTGCGGCAATGGTTGGTAATTTAATTCAGATTACAGCAGG